CCTGCGAGTGTAGCAATACATATAATCCTAATGCTGTTATGACTGTGCAACTCAGATAATGTGCAGAAAATATTGAGCCCCGCAACGGGCTCTTTATGACCGAACAATCTAGATAATACTAAAACTGCTTCGCAGTTAATAATTAAAAAAAATGCGTTGAGCGTAAGCGATAACGCAAACGATCTTTAGATCGTTCTCTAGTTAATATGCGATAAATAAATTATAATATTTCGGAATTATAAAAAATGAAACTAAATGAAGTTACAATTGTAGAATCACGACAGTCTCTTGTTGAAGCACAGATGTATGAATCTCGTAAGATTCTTATCGAATCAATGAGTGGACTTACAACCAAGCAACGCAAAGTTGTTTATGAATTTTATAATGGGTTTGAACCTCTTATTGCTGAATTGCGATTAATGGAAGCAACATTATCAGCTGATCAAATCCAACAGATATTTGGCAATGTAGAGCAAGGTGCTACAGCAAGTGGCAGTAACAGAACCATGGTAGGAAAAGGCGTAGATGCCGCTAAATTACCAGGTAAAGTTGTATCAGCCATTGACGATAAAATCAATGAGCTAGGCAGAATGGTTCAAAATGCTGGTCCTATTAAAAATATAGATGCCAAGTTCGAAGAACTAAAGAAAAAGATTTCCACAGATAATCCCGAAGTAGCAAAAAGAATCAAGTCAGTTTCTGATTGGGCAAAAGCCAATCCAGGAAAAGCAAGTCTAGCAGTTGGTATTTTAACCGCTGCCGCGGCGTTTGCCGCTGGACCAGCAGGTGGTGCTGCCGCTGGTTTCTTTTTAAGATCGGCCAATGAATTGCTCAAAGGTGAAAAACTATCCACAGCCGTTGGTAAGTCAGTAAAGACTGCTGCATATGGTGCTATGGCAGGTTGGGCACTGGAAGGAATTGGCGATTGGCTAGAAGGTATCAGAGCCGATGTTATTCCGTACGATAAAGCACCTGGAATAGCCAAGGTAGATGTAAATCTTACCCACACACTTGAAATGCCGGGTTATTCATTTAAAGACACAATCCTTGGTATATTCGTTCCTGAAGACATGGTGCCTGAACTACAGGCTCTTGTAGAAAAAGCAGCCGCAGGTGATGTAGATGCATTTAGAGAAATATCAATGTTTGCTGATTCGTTCGATGTTAACGAATACTTAGACAATGTAAATGCTATTAATGCTGTAGCAAAAGAAGTTGCTCAACAGAACGATGCGTTTTTACAAGGAATGACTAAAGTTAACGATGCTGTCGCGGCACTAGCACAAGGTTCAATACAAGGTAAATTTGACAGCAAAGATGTTAAAGTTGAAGGTGAACCTGTGCAAGACGGTGAATCTAAAAAAGAAAGCACAGAGTTTTACAAGTCTAAACTCAGTGAAGGACAGGTTTATTTGGTCTTTAACACACTGGAAAGAATCCAAATACTTTCTGAAGCAGAAGCAGAGCAAGATGCTAAGCCAGCACCCGAAGGTGAGCCTGAACAAAAAGAAAAGAAGCCTGGCTTCTTTTCACGAATGGGCAAGAATCTAACCACAAAAATTACCGCAGATAAACTAAACAAAGCGTGGAAAAAAGCAGGATCGCCTACAGATTCAAATGAATTGGCAAACTTTTTACGTCAGCAAGGAGTTAACGACGAAGTAATTACTCCAGTATACAAGCAAATGAAATTGAAAGTTCCTGCGGCACCTAAGCAAACTGATCCTAACGCAAAACAAGATAATGCTACAAAAGCAAAAGACGGTGGTGCTAGCCAAACAGGTGGTGCTACTGGAGGAAAAACATCTCCTACTGGCCAAACAGGCGGAGCTGGTGGAAAGAAAGCCGCTCAAGGATTTTCGTATAACGACGTTAAAGCTCATATTGCCAAATTAACAGCAAAAGACAAGCGTAGACTTTTAAAATATCTAGGTAGATCGCAACCATCTTCTACAACGACAAAAGCTCCTGCTAAGAAACCAGCTACCCAACCAGCAGGAATTAAACAAGGTGGATATCAAACAACAGGACCAACAGCATGAAATTCAATGACTTTTTAACAGAATCTGAAATTAACGAACTAGAATATCTGGCAGAAGGTCCTAAGCTAGATAAAGCCAAAGAAATTGGTGGTAAGATAGTTAAAGGTGCTGGCACAGCCGCAGGTACAGTTGCTAAAGGTGCTGGTGCCGCAATTGGAGGTCTAGCAGGGTTAGGTAAAGCATTTACTAAAGGTGTTAAAGCAGGTTACAAGACTACAAGCTTAGACGGCGGAAGTGATGGCGATTCTGGAAAAGACGGTGCTGATGGTGCTGATGGTGCTGATGGAACAAGTGGCGGAGCTGGTGGTACTCAAGGAGTTACTCCACAGCCAACACCAACACCCGGACCGACTCCAACGCCAACACCCGGACCGACTCCAACGCCAACGCCAACTCCTGGACCAACTCCAACTCCAGAACCGGATCCAAACAGAGCTACAAATTACAAACAAGCTCAGGATATGCTATCAGGATTAACTGGACAGCAAAGAGCACAAATTAGAAAAATGCTAGAAAAAGAAATTGCAGGGTTAGACGCTAAAAAAGGTTCTGGACAAGATCAACAACAGCAACAACAGTCTCCAACACAGCCTAACAACATTAATATTAATGTTCAAGGCGGTGATCAAACACAGAACACAACTGCTCAAGGTGGAAATACAGCAAAAGATGCTACATCAAGTACAGCAAGTACAGCAACAACGGGTCAAAAAGCAGGACAGCAAATGGGCTACAACCAAAAATTTACCAATATGACTTCACAGGTTGGTAAAAAACAACCTAAGATTACTCCAAAACCGAAGACAGCAACAGCGACTACCGCTTAAAAGAACGGTAGTCCTGACTTCTTAGTTGTTTCTAGGTTTTCTTTGATAATGTCTGATACTATTTCTCGTTCGTCGTAGGATAAATTCATAGCTTCCGAGTAGCCCATTCCTCTCATATACCAAGACATTTTTAATGCTTCTTTTTTAATTGCCTTGGCATCTTGATCCAAACGCTCTGAAAAATCTCTAATTTCAGACTCGGTTTGCGTAAGGATCATCGATCGAAAAAATTTGCTTGATCCATCGTAAACGGTTGTTTGTATTCATGTCCACAACCTGTACAGGTAACGTCGACAGGCTCGATTTCGTTACGACTTTTCATTGCTTGAATATGATTGCTAATTGTGTCAAATATTTCTTTAGTTGTATTATTGATAAAATCTTTAATTTGTGCTTGATCTTGCACAGTGCCTTGAGGTGTTTCGATTGCATAGATACAACCTGCAATGATATCTACCGAAAGTTCTGTAATTTTTACAAAACTTTGACCAAACATATCGACTTTTTGTTCGTCGGACATCGAGTCGTCGTTGATAATTTGAAAGATTCTTTGTTGTTCAAAAGTCTTTAAAGCAGTTTTTGTCATTTCTCGGTATGTATAAGGACGTATATGTATTTTTAAAGGATCAACATCGATAACTGAGTTATATTCGATGTTGCCTAAGCTAGATAGAAGATTAGTTAAGTCTAGTTCGTAGTCATTTGATTCTGTGCATTCTGTACAAGTAGAAGACATTTCCATTTTATCGCCGAATGTTGCAATTCTAATAGCAACTAACACTGTGTCTACATCTAAGGTAGGCATTTGCCAAGGGTCTTTAATAGCAGGTACACAGCTTTTAATTACTTCCACGGTGCTTTGGCCGCTTAACAGTGCATCGGGCGTTTTAAACATTAGTTCGTCCTTTGCTGTCATGCCGTATACGGCATACTCACCGTTTTCACTTTTATCAAGTGCTCCATCGGGGTAAAATTCGCCATTAGAAGGCAATCTTATATAAATTTTAGGCTGTCTATAGTATTGACTTAACAAATTTCCTTGATTTTGTAAATCAGTCATCTTTTTCTCCAATAAATACATTACGAACTCAGTATATTTATATACGCATATTTCTAGGATTTTAATTAATGGCAACAGTAACCGTAGATATTCCAGGCGTTGGTGCAGTTGAAGCAAATAATGCCGCATCTGAATCTACTCTCAGAGAACTAGTAACCCTAATGAAAGGTAGTGGAGCCGGTGGCGGCGGAGCTGGCGGAGGCGGAGCTGGCGGCGGCGGAGGTATTGGTGCCATCGGCGGTTCTGGAGGAACGGCTAACGCGGCATCTAAAGCACTAAGCGGATTATCTGGCACTGTTGGAGTGGTAGGTAAAGGTTTAGGTTTAGTTGCTGCCGGTGCCGGATATGTAGTTGGCGGATTTACTAGATTAGCAGAAGAATCAACAAAAGTTATCGACGAATTTGCCAATGTAGGTGATAGTTTGACATCTGCCGCTCAAACACTTAATCATATTCCTATAGTAGGCGGTGTATTGGCTACGGTGTTCGGTGCGGTAGCCGGACAAGCTGAAGCAATGGCTCAGAATTTCCAACAAGCAACAGCTAGTGGTGCAGATTTTGGCGGTAGTGTAAGTGAGATGACACGAAGTGCATCAGCCGCTGGTATGACTCTAGATGCGTTTGCAGGACTAATTGCACAAAACGGTGAAGCAATGGTTGCCCTAGGAAGCACTACCACTGAAGGTGCAAGAAGATTTGCTACTCTGTCTAGATCTTTAAGAACCAGTTCAGACGGTCTGTATGCTCTAGGGTTTTCAACCGAATCAATCAATGAAGGCCTTGCAAATTATGCCCGTAATCTTAGATTACAAGGTATGCAAAACACAAAAAATAATGATGAGCTTGTGTCAGGAACACAGGATTATCTAAAAGAAATGGATGCTCTTGCTAAAATTACAGGACAAGAACGCAAGGCTAAAGAAGCAGAACGTGAAAGATTACTTAAAGATGCACAGTTCCAAGCGTCAATGGCCGGACTTAACGAAGATGTTAGAAAAAGTTTTGGTAATTTGATAGGACAAATGCCTACACAAGAGTTAGGTGATTTTGCAAAAGATATTTTAGCAACAGGAACAGCAACTTCGGAAGAAAGTCAAAAATTAATGGCTCAAATGCCAGAATCCGCAGCCATGTTGCAAGATTTTCACTCTAGAATGCAGAGAGGAGAAAAGATTTCAGATCAAGAAAGAAATGCTCTTAATAATCTAATGCAACAGGAAGGTGCAAGAAATCTACAAAGGATTAAAACTGCTGGTGCTGCCGTTCCAGAATTAGCAGGCGTGGTCAATTCATTAACTGCCACATCAAGGCTACAGAGAGATGCTGTGTTAGATGCCGCTAATGCACAAGGAGCTGCAAAAGCTGGCACTGATGGATTTAATGAACAAATTAATGCCGCTAAACAACAGCTAGCAGAATTTTCAAACGGATTCAAAGAAGTTCTAGCAACCAGTGGATTAATTCCACATCTTATGGATATGTTTGGAATGATGGCGACAGTAGTTCAAACTCTTATTGTTCCGATGTTCCGAGATCTTTTTGTTCCGGCATTTCAGCGTGTTAGCGACGGCATAATGAACTTTGCCAGTGCAATTTGGCCAATGCTAGAAGCAACAGTGCTTGCTCTAAGAAACGTTTTTGAAAGTGTAGTCACTACTTCTTTAAGTTTAATAGAGCCGTTCCAGTCTTTGTATTTGAAAATACTAGATTTGTTCGGCGGAGCAGACTTTTTAGGCAGGAAATTACTCGAAGTAGGGGACTATGTTAGCGGTGCATTTGAATTTTTAGGCGAAGTTGTTAAATTTGCCATCGGTGGATTTATCGGTCTTATAGATATGGTCACTGGTTTTATTGCAAATTCAGAATTTTTAAGCGGTGTATTCAAAGGACTAGGAGATGCAATTAGCACAACTTGGGATACACTAAGAACCTACATCAGTAAAGAAGGATTTCATTATCTAATTGCCAGTATAAAAGATGGATTTGACGATTTCTTTAATTATCTAGCTACTGGGTACGAACGACTAATGATTGACCTAGGCGAGGCAATAAACACAATTACATTCGGTGCCGCAGGTTTAAGCGAAGAAGAAGCAGCCGCTAGACGAAGAGATTTAGCTACGAAAGAAAGGATGCGTAACAAAACAGAAGCTGTCGAAGATGAACAGATTCAGTTAAAGAAAATTGCTGCCAAAGTTGCACAAGCTGAGGACGAAGCAAGAATACATCAACAACACAAAACTACAAAAACAATGGAAGACAGACTCGCTGGGCTTAAAATGAATCAGCGAGAAGAAGAAAAAATTGCCAAAGCTGTGACCGGTACCAAGCGAGACTATTCAGATCCATTGCAGACACTACTCGACGAAGCTACAGCACAAGGCAGTGGCTTCGTTAAAGATAAATTAACAGACGAAGAGCAAAAGCAACTGGCGTTAAATCCACAAGGAGCTATTAAAGATAAAAGATCAAGTGTTGCTAGTGTTGACGCAGGAAGAGACAGTGCTATTACTCAAGAACAAGAAATGGCAGATGCGGATTCTACTAAGCAGGCAGCCGAAACAGCGGCAGAAACAGTTGCTCAGTCTGGAGGAAGTTCTGCATCAGATCAATTAAATACTAACATTAATCAGCTGATAAGATTAATGGCAATTAATAATAGGCTACAAGAAGATCAATTAAGAGCAGTAAGAGGAATGACTGGCGATTTATTCCAGTCAGTGTAAACAGAGAAATATATGTCTTGGAAAAAATATTTTACTCCCGTCAACGTTGACAATCAAGACGGAACCTACAGCCCATTGGGCGGTAACGGCAGACCAGGTCCGGCTAGATCAAACTACAGTTCGTACCTACCAGATGTATATGCGGGTGCTCCAAACAGAACAGAACGCTATATTCAGTATGACACAATGGATATGGACTCGGAAGTTAATGCGGCTCTTGATATTCTTGCTGAATTCTGCACACAAAAAGACACAGAAAACGCAACACCGTTTCAATTCTTTTTTAGAGGACAGCCTACTAACACCGAAACCAAACTTCTAAAAGAAGCTTTGCAAAAATGGGTTAAATTACAGCAATTAGAAAACAGAATTTTTCGTATTGTTAGAAATGCATTCAAATACGGAGACACTTTCTTTGTAAGAGACCCCGAAACTAAAAAATTGCTGTTTGTTGATGCGGCCAAAGTATCGAAAATTATTGTCAACGAATCAGAAGGCAAGATTCCTGAACAGTATGTAGTCAAAGATATTAATTTTAACTTCAAAGATCTGTTAGCAACTACTCCGCACGGTACACAGAACACACAGCCTAGTGGAACTAGTTCGTATACTAGCGGTGGAGGCTTCGGCAGAGGCTATGTGGGTGATGCTGCAAGATCTCCAGGTACAAGATTTCAAACTGAACAAGATGAAACCACCGTTGACGCAGAACACGTATTGCATATTTCAATTTCCGAAGGTCTAGACAACAATTATCCTTTTGGAAATTCACTTTTAGAATCAGTTTTTAAAGTTTACAAGCAAAAAGAACTGTTAGAAGACGCAATTATCATTTATCGTATTCAGAGAGCCCCAGAAAGACGTATTTTCTATGTGGATGTTGGTAATATGCCAGCACATATGGCAATGAGTTTTGTTGAAAGGGTAAAAAATGAGATTCAACAGCGTAGAATTCCAAGTTCAACTGGTGGCGGCAACTCAATTGTTGATGCTAGCTACAATCCTCTTTCAACAAATGAAGATTATTTCTTTCCGCAGACAGCAGAAGGCAGAGGATCTAAAGTAGAAACACTTCCAGGTGGTACTAACCTAGGTGAAATTACCGATCTAAGATATTTCACAAACAAATTATTCCGTGCCCTGCGTATTCCTGCAAGTTATTTGCCAACCGCAATTGACGAACAGCCTAACACAGTAGCAGATGGCAAGGTTGGCACAGCATATATTCAAGAATTAAGATTCAACGAATACTGTAAGAGACTTCAGAGTATGCTTATAGAACCGTTGGATCAAGAGTTTAAACTTTGGTTGCACACAAGCGGATACAATATTGATCCTAGTTTGTTCGAACTGAAGTTTAATCCGCCGCAAAACTTTGCGGCATATCGACAGGCTGAACTTGATACTACTCGTGCTAACCTTTATGGTGCGATATCTCAAGTTCCTTATCTTTCCAAACGTTTTGCTATGAAGCGTTTCTTAGGGCTAACCCCAGAAGAAATTGCAGAAAATGAAAGATTGTGGAAAGAAGAAAACGGAAACAATCTAACTCCAGCACCTGATGCTGCCGGTGAAATGCGATCAGCAGGAATTACAGCTGGAGGAATGGCAGACGAAGCTGGTGCAATTGACGCAGAAGCTCCGGAAGGAATGGAAGCACCGCCAGCAGAAGAAGGCGGAGCCGCACCTGCAGAAGGTGGCGAAGCCGCACCACCAGAAGAACCTCCAGCGTAATAAATACAACTATGCTTTTAAACGAATTTTTATATTTTAACAGTGACGTAAACGACTTTGCGGTCGATCGCAGATATGATAACAAGCGTGACAGCTCGGTTCTCAAGCGTTCTGACACAAGAAAAATTCGTCTAACCCTTAAACAAATCAATCAGATGCGTTTACAATCTGAAGCACACGAAGCAGAAAAAGAATCTGAGCTGGAGTTTATTAAACAGATGTATGGTAACCCAGTTGAAGCACCACAAGAATAGAAATCAAGATATAGCATTTATTTTTGGAAATGGAAGAAGCAGGCTTAATGTAAAGCTTGATTCTTTTTTAAATCTCGGAACTGTTTATGGGTGTAATGCACAGTACCGAGAATTTGAACCGCATTATCTCGTAGCTGTTGATGTAAAGATGGTTAATGAAATTATTGCTAGCGGCTATCACAAAAATAATCAAGTATGGACCAATCCTAACAAAGGTTTAACTACAAAAAACGGAATAAACTTATTTTCTCCGCACAAAGGATGGAGTAGCGGACCTACTGCTCTACATTTTGCATCCAGCAACGGGCATCGTGAAATTTATTTCTTTGGATTTGATTTTCAAGGAGATAATGGCAAGTTTAACAATGTGTATGCAGACACGTTTAACTATAAAAAATCAGCAGATTCGGCAACATTTTTTGGTAATTGGCTAAACCAAACCGAGAGAACCATAAAAGAATTCAAAAAAATTAATTTTTATAGGGTTATCGAATCAAATGCATTTATTCCTGATAAATTAGGTCCACAACTTCAAAATTTAAAGCATATCACCTACGAAGAGTTAGGTAAAACTTTTGGAGACACTATATATACAAACCAAATGACTCAAAAAACTACCATTTAACCATAGTTTTGTAACTATAATGTAAATAGTAATGACAGCCTTATCACGATAGGAGAATATATCATGGCACAAAAAGAAACGCTAGAACAAATGCTTGAGCATCTTGTAAACGATGAGCAAGACAAAGCCGAAGAGCTATTCCACGAGTATGTGGTAGCTAAGTCTCGTGAAATTTACGAATCACTCATTGAAGAAGAAATGGATGATGAAGACGAAGATGAAGAAGAAGTAGATGAGTCTACTGAAGAAGACGAAGATGATGAAGAAGTTTCAGAAGACTTGTTCGACGATGACGTAATTGAAGCCGATGATGACGAAGAAGACATGATGGGCGGCGACGAAACTGACGATTTAGTTGGTGACATTGAGTCTGACGACGAAATGGACATGGACGACGAAGAAGATATGGGCGATGCTGACGAAGAAGAACTTTTCCAAGATCTAGAAGACATTGTCGATGAATTACAAGCCAAGTTTGACGAACTAAAAGGCGGAGACGACAGCGAAGAAATGGACATGGGCGACGAAGACGACATGGACATGGGAGACGAAGATGAAGAAATGAAAGATAACTTCGACGCTGAACTTGCTACTGTTCGTGAATATGTTGAGAAAATTGGTGCTTACGAAAACGCAAAAGGCGGCGACGAAGGTAAAGGTGTTGCTGGATCTAGCCACGGTACTTCGGTTAGTAACGTAAACACTAAATCAGTCGTTGACAATATGAAAAATGACATGGGCGGTACTACTGCAAACATCTTAAGCGATAAGACAGATGAAAAAGGTCGTACAGCAGACAAGCCAAAAGAAGATGACATGGGCAACGTTAATAAGCCAGGTGGCAAAGCTTCTAAGAGCATGTCAAAAGTATCAGGTGGAGCGGCAAATAGCGAAAGCGGCGCCGATAACACCGGCAGTCTTTTCCGTGGCAAAAGATCTTAAGGAGTAGATGGTGAGAAACGTTCTCGCAGAACATTTGAGTTTCGACCAGGCAAAGATTGTACTGGAGCGATCCGAAGAAGGTGATCAAAAGTCACTTTACATGAATGGCATCTGTATTCAGGGTGATATCCGAAATCAGAACCAGCGTGTATATTCTTCTAAAGAAATCGGCAGGGCTGTTGAAACGCTCAATGAACAGATCGCTGGTGGTTATTCAGTCTGCGGCGAAGTTGATCACCCTGAGGATTTAAAGATCAATTTGGACCGTGTTAGTCACATGATTACTAAAATGTGGATGGACGGTCCAAATGGCTACGGAAAACTAAAAATACTTCCAACTCCAATGGGACAACTAATACAGACCATGCTGGAGTCGGGAGTAAAACTAGGCGTAAGCTCAAGAGGAAGCGGAGAAGTTGACAGCAGCGGTAATGTTCAAGGTTTTGAAATTATTACTGTAGACATTGTTGCCCAACCTTCTGCTCCGGGAGCTTATCCTACACCGGTTTACGAACACCTAATGAATCAAACAGGTGGATACAAGGCAATTTTAACTTCGAAAGAAGTGCAAGGCGATCCAAAGGCACAACAATATATTGCAGAGAGCCTGAAAACAATCATTTCAGGACTCAAATAAGGAGAATCACATGCAAGATTTTGTACAACAATTGTTAGAAAATGATGTGATTTCCGAAGAAATGAAATCGGAAATTGAGTCAGCTTGGCAAAGCAAGATTCAAGAAAACCGCGAACTAGTCACTCAAGAACTTCGTGAAGAGTTTGCTCAAAAATACGAGCACGATAAATCAGCAATGGTTGAAGCTGTTGAAGACATGCTAGCAGACCGCCTCCAGGCAGAGCTAGGTGAATTTGCAGAAGACCGTCAGGGATTAATCGAAGCAAGAGCAAAATATATTCAAAAAATGAAAAACGATTCTGTAACAATGGAATCATTTGTTCTTCAAAATTTGAAGAAAGAGCTTGCTGAACTACACGAAGATCGAAAGGCAGTTGCAAACAATGTAGCTAAATTAGAATCTTTTATTGTGGATGCACTAGCGAAAGAAATCGCAGAATTCCACGTTGACAAACAAGACCTAGCAGAAACTAAGGTACGCCTAGTTAAAGAAAGCAGAGACAAGTTTGAATCAGTTAAAAAAGAATTTCTCAAGCGTTCAGTTAAAGTTATCGAAAACACAATCTCAACAGGATTGCGTACTGAAATGACTCAACTGAAAGAAGACATTGAAGCAGCACGCAGAAATGACTTTGGTCGTAGGATCTTTGAAAGTTTTGCTAGCGAATATGCAACAAGTCACCTCAACGAGAAAAGCGAAACTGCTAAACTACTAAAAGTTGTTCAGCAGAAACAGCAAGAACTCGAAGAAGCGGCGCAAATTGTTGCTGAAGCTAAACAAGAAGTAGAAAGTCGTGAGAGCGAAATCAAGAAAATTACTGAATCTCAACAGAGAGCTGAAGTAATGAATGAGTTACTAGGACCGCTTGGCAAAGACAAGCGCGAAGTAATGAATGAACTTCTTGAATCAGTTCAAACTGACAAACTACAAAAAGCTTTTGACAAGTATCTTCCAGCCGTTATGGACGGAGGAAGACCCACTAAGAAAGCGTTAACCGAGGCGAAAGAAGTAACAGGCAATAAAGAACAGGCACAAACAGCTAGCACCGAATCGAAAGGTGCAGAAATTTTTGACATCCGCAGGCTTGCGGGACTATAATAGGAGAACTATAATGTCACAATTACTCGAGTCACGCTGGTCGGAGACTAAAGGGGCACTACTAGAAGGCCTTCAAGGTAACAAGCGTTCAGTTATGGAGACGACTCTTGAGAACACTCGCAAGTATCTCGCAGAGTCAGCTACAGCTGGTGCTACTTCCGCCGGTAACGTTGCAACACTAAATCGTGTGATCCTTCCTGTGATCAGACGTGTAATGCCTACGGTCATTGCAAATGAATTAGTTGGTGTACAGCCAATGACAGGACCAGTTGGTCAAATCCACACACTACGTGTTCGTTATTCAGATTCGTTCAATAGCGCAAGTGGAACTGATACAACAGCAGGTGAAGAAGCACTTTCGCCATTCAAGATTGCAGAAGGATATTCAGGTTCTGCAGCTACTGACAAGGCAGCTAGTACAGCAGCTTTAGAAGGTACAGCTGGAAACAGAATGTCAATTCAAATCTTGAAGCAAACTGTAGAAGCTAAAACTCGTAAGCTCAGCGCACGTTGGACTTTCGAATCAGCACAGGATGCACAAGCTCAGCAAGGTATTGATGTAGAAGCAGAAATTATGGCTGCTCTTGCTCAAGAAATTACCGCTGAAATTGATCAAGAAATTCTTGCTTCACTAGGCACACTAGCTGGCACAGCCGCTTTGACATATGATCAAGCTGCCGTTTCAGGTACTGCTACTTTCGTTGGTGACGAGCATGCTGCATTAGCTGTTCAAATCAACCGTGTAAGTAACTTGATTGCTCAGCGTACACGTCGTGGTGCTGGTAACTGGGCTGTTGTTTCACCAACAGTACTAACACTTCTACAAAGTGCTACAACTAGTGCGTTTGCTCGTACTACAGAAGGTACTTTCGAAGCTCCAACTAACACCAAGTTTGTTGGTACACTAAACTCAGCAATGCGTGTTTATGTTAACGGCTACGCTACTAGCGATGACGTTATCGTAGGATACAAAGGTACTTCGGAATCAGATGCGGCAGCGTTCTATTGCCCATACATTCCTCTAATGAGTTCTGGTGTTGTACTTGATCCGTCAACTTTCGAGCCAGTAGTTAGCTTCATGACCAGATATGGTTATGTAGAACTAACTAACACAGCATCATCTCTTGGTAATGCTGCTGATTATCTTGGCAAAGTTGCGGTTACAGCTGCAAACCTACGCTTCGCATAAGTTTTATACTTTATGCACATCGAAAGGCCCTACGGGGCCTTTTTTTATGACTATAGTATCTAAAATAATGATAAATACTTTTGTCAGATAGTGTGCCCCTAAAAGGTGGACTTATGCTGTACCCACAGCGTAGCAGCTAGAACCTGCATCGGACTTCTAAAAAAGGAGAAAACAAATGGGACGCCCTATTCAAGAAAGAAAAATTGGTCAAGGTACGGCTAAAATCGAAGTAACTTCAGCAAGATTTAGTACCGGAGGAGTAATATCAGGAGACATTGCTGATCCTCTTTACATTGATCGCCAACGAAGCTCTCTTCAATTTATTGTAAAAAATAGTGAAAACAGTGAAAAACTTTCACTGGTAGGAAAAGCAACTCCGGGAGTTGGTGAATTTTGCATTGCTGTAACAATTGACGATGATGCAGACGGAGCATTAAATGACTCTGCTGTTTACTATGTAACTAAGTTGCATAACAGAACGGTTAGTTGCCAGCCAGATGATGACCCTAGCAATATGATTCATCTAACTTACCAGTTATCGGAAAATCCAGGAAAAGATAATTCAATTTTAGGCGACGGATTCACTATAGCAAATATCGACGTACAGAAGTAAGGTAAACAATGAGCCAGTTTATACAAACTAATGGCGATTATACTATTAAAACTCGTGCCGAAGGAATTATTACCTTAGATACCGGTCCGAGTATAGGCGAAGTGAGGGTCACTGGAAACTTAATTGTTGAAGGTGATACCCTCACTATTTCTGCTGAAGAGTTACAAGTCGACGATAATGTTATCCTTTTAAATAGAGGTGAAACAGGTGCTGGCGTTACCAAAAGATACTCTGGAATAGAAATAGACAGGGGTACTGTGTCAAATGCAAATATTATATACGACGACACTGAAGAAGCATTTCTTTTTACCTACGGTTCAGATGGAACATATAGTTATGAACTCGGCGGCGGCGAAGTAAGTTCAATAAAAGTAAAAAGAATTTTAACTCCAGATTCTGGTGATCAAGATTTAGTTTTAGTAGGAAACGGCACCGGCGTAATAACCGTTAGAGGCACTACAAACTATGAAGATCAAATTACCGATCCAGATGACATTCCGAATAAAGCATATGTCGATGCTGCCATTCGAGATAACCCTACGTTTCAGATTGTTGATGACGACACAAGAATAGTTGTTACAGATTTAGATGTTACAGATGCTGGTAGTGATTTTGCTACTTTAACAAGTTATCCAGCTCCGCTAACTAGTGCAATATCAGTTCTTGTTGACGGCGTATTAGTTTCGCAATATTATCAAGATAGAGTATTAATAGGTGAAGTTGGTAGAACGGGAATAGAAATCGACGGAGAAAATATTGAAATTAGAACCGAAGATTATGACGATTCTAACAGTGAAACAAATCTATATCTCCGAACAGGCGGCACTGGCAAAATAAAAACAAATTATGCGATACAGCTAGAAAAAATTTCAAACAGTGTAAACTATGTAGCAGGATCTGTAACAATCAATGCTCAAGATCCAAGTGTTGGTGCTACAGGTCTTTATTTTTCAAACTCTAACGTAGAAGGCGGAGAATTAATAAGTAAAAATAGAGCATTGTTGTTTAGTATGATATTTTAAGAGAACAAAATGATAAAAAGTACACTAGTTACATCAACAGATGTTGATACTCCGGAAACAGTTTTCACCAGCACTACAGATGGTGAATCGGCAAGCACACAGGTTAGCAATGCTATCACCACTATGATTCTTTGTAATACAGGATCACCGAATTTAACAGATGAATCAGTAAATTCCGTAGACTGTAAAGTATTCTTGGTTACATCAGGAAGAACAGCCGCAAACACAATAGTTAGTAATCTTACAATTCCTGCAGGCGAAACTGTGTTTTTTAGCGATGAAAAAATTATTTTAGGAGCAGGCGATACTATCCAGGTTGGTACAGATACAGGAAGTTTACTTGCTGTTACAGTGAGTTTCTTACAAGTATGAAGTTTTTAAAATCACAAAATACATCAAAATACAGTCCTAGTGATAATTCATTTCAGATAAATCCTTACGGGCGAGCGGTAATGGATATATCCGGAGCTGTTATGCTTCCAAAGGGAACAGAAGCACAACGTCCTGATATTACAGGTGTTAGACAGCCAGAAGATGCTGAAGGATATATTCGTTATAACACAGATACAAATTCTATCGAAGCATATGTCGGCGGCTCTTGGGAAATTGTTCGAGCTCCGGGTGCATCTACTATTACTAAACAAACGTTAGGTCCAGGAGATGATACAGAAACTGTATTCGGTTCGTTAAGTATTATACCAGATGCGGTTGATAATATTATTGTTTTAGTTGAAAATGTTATGCAGATTTCCACTACAAACTTTACACTAGAACAAAGTGTAAGCGGAAGCTTAACAGGCCCAAATTCTCCATACAGCGATGGATGGTATTTAAAATTTACGTCGCCTGTACCTTCAGGAAAGTATGTAACTATCTACTACGGATTTGCCAACTAATCTCGGTAAATACTGCTATTAGGAGCAACTAATGGCAGGAAATATAGGACGCATCAGCGGTCCTTTACTCAAAGACAATCTCTTACGAGATGGTAACGATCTTGCATTTGATACAGATCTGTTATATCTCAAAGTTTCTCCCGTTATAGAACCATTTATAGAAGACGGCGAATACGGCGATCCTAATTACGATTCTTCTCTTCCTTCATCGTTACAAGGTACAGGAATAGGAATAAATGTAGATGTTCCAGTTTTTGATCTAGATGTTAATAACGACATATTTACTACAGATAATATAGTCAATAGTCAAGCTAATATAGCTAATCTTATTGTTCAGTCAAATTCATATTTTACTACATCTGTGGGGCCTATTAATCTTGTTCCTAGTCAAACTAATCCTTACATCAGACACGACAGATTAATTACAGACTCTTTAGAGTTTAACGATAACAATATAACAGGATTAATACCAGATCAAAATATAGAGTTAAGACCTAACGCTACCGGAACTATAGAGTTAATTGCTAATACAAATATTACAGGTGATCTATATGTAAGTGGAAATATTGATATTTCTGGAAATTTAACTAAGCAAGGATCGTTAATACTAGGTGACGATGTTATTGACAATGAAGGGTCTCAACCAGAAAACGATGTAGTTGATTTTAATGTAGAACTTCAGCAAAGTTTAATACCAGGATTAGACAATGCATACGACCTTGGTAGAAATCAAACCGATTCGTCTTTCGGGCAATGGCAGAATATCTTTTTTACCGATACTTCGGAGATTGATACAATTACACCTGTGAATGCTAGAATAAGTGACCAAATATTTATTAATGGTGTTGATAACGAAATTTTTGCCCTTCAATCAAATGACGATGTAACTATTCTTCCAGCTACCCAAACAACCAGAATTGAAGAAATAATGTTTGAACCCCAAAGAGAAACTTATTATCTTCCAGGTGCACAAACCGACGGTAGTTATAATATAAGCACATTAGGGTTTAGCGGCGGTATTACGAGTTTTGACTTTTTTAACAACGGTAAAATTTTAATAGTTGCAGCAGGTACTGAAATAATTTATAGATATGATCTTGCAACTCCTTATGATTTTTCAACAATTACAACAACAGGTATTTCTCTAGATGTATCTGGACAAGTGTCAAATATGTTTAGATGTGGAGTTACTCTCAGTGAAGACGGCACAATGCTTTTCATTATTGAGAATACAGCATCTATATACAAGTATACAATGACTACTCCATTTGATTTAACAACCGCAACACTAGATTCTACAGGAACATCTCCCCGAACTGCAAGTTATTTTAGTGATCTGCGATTTAGTCCAAATGGAAAATTTATGTATTTCTACGCTAGAAGTAATACTTCTTCAAGAGGAACTTGGTGGAAAATAGGTTTAACTAATAATTGGGATATTTCGTCAGGACTATCAATAATTGACGGATTTAACACCTCAAGATGGTCAAGCGATATTAATAGTGTACTTCTTACACCTGACGAAAAAGATCTTATAGTACTAGATGACAGTCTTAACCAGATTGTTAAAACAATAGATTGGGCCGGCCTTGAACATACTGACGAGTTTCATAGTATTAGTTCGGTGATTGGCTCTTGTATGGCATTAGCATCGGACGGTAAAAAAATATTCACAGCATCTGGTAGTACAATTTATTCATTTAGAACAGATTTTTATCCCGATATTCCGTTAATAAATGGTGGTATAGTAAGCCAAGTTAATGCATTTGCTGCTAATTCAGACGATATATGGAAAATAGACCCTACAGGAACAATTCTTTTTAGATGGCAAACTAGTTTCGAAACTGTAAGAAGATATGATTTAAATGCACCCTATGATTTTTCGAGTGTTGTACAATCTCAATCTATTTTAGTAGATAAATCATCACCGTATACCATAGGACTATCATTTTTTACATTTAGCCCAGATGGAACTCATTTTTATTATATGTTAAGAGATTCATCATATAATAAGATACTTAAAAACTATAATTTAACAACACCTTATGATCTAACAACATCATCATTACTAAGTTCTACAACTATCGATGCATCGATTAATAATTCGTTTGGAAATATATACGTAAATGCTGACGGCACAAGAGTTATTATTCATAGTTCATTTGGCGATGTTGAAACATTTACACTTTCTACTGGACACGATTTATCATCAGCTAGTTCAACTACATCTAACATAAACTATATAGGTTATAGTTTTTACAAATTTTCTACGTTTGTGGATACAAATAATCCTAGAGAAATATATTATCAGCCTAGTAGTGGAGCACCTTCAGATACCATACAAATCTACAGATCTTCTCTCCAAGGAGATTATGATATCAGAAGATCGAATATTAGTCCCGATCCGTCGGCTATTGGAAATTTTGCTGTAAATGGAGAATCTGTAAATGAATCTCGAGTTGACATTATAGCTGTTACTGATACTAATATCTATATGTACGATAGAATTACTAGAGATTTTGTTACACTAACTATTAATTCGTTTGCTCCTAATGATTACATTACTAATTTAAACAATAATGATCCTATATCGTTTACTGGTACAGATAGAGGATATTATCAATTTGCTGGCACAAATGCATTTGTTCTGCCTGCTGGAGACAATTCGACTCGTCCGTCGACGACCGAAATAGGTGATACTCGCTGGAACACAGAAGAAGGCTATCTTGAATGTTTTGACGGCAATGTCTATGTAATTGCAACAGGAGCTGGTGAAGAAGTCACTGAAGAAATTCAAGAAGATTTTGCTAACGTTTATAGTCTTATCCTAGGTTAAATCTCAAACTCGCATAAATACTAATGATTACAAAGAACGACCTTTCTTTGTATGACCAAACTGTGGTAAACCCGCAATGTAAGGTGGTTATCCGTGAAACACGGTGGTTGAGGAGAGCGCATGGCTATTGGTCGTATTTCCGGTCCGCTCTTGAAGTCTAACTTATTGCGTGATGGCAATGATTTGGCCTTTGAGACTGACCTTTTATATTTAGATGTAAACAATCGTAGAATAGGCGTTAACAACAGTTCTCCTACAACTGATCTAGACGTTACTGGAACCACACGAACTACAACTCTTGTAGTTGATAATCAACAAGACATTGGTAATTTAACAATTACCGGAAACACAATTAGTAGCACACAAGATACTATTAGTTTTTCCCCTAGCGGCTCAGATCCAACAATTTATCATGCAAAACTTCAGGTCGATGACTTTGAAGTTGCAGGAAATGTAATATCTACAACTGTATCAAACAGTTCAATTGAACTTAGACCTAATGGTGCAGGCACCATAGAATTAGTTAACAACACAAACATTACTGGTAACTTGTCAGTTTCTGGAAATGTTAGTGCGGTTGGTGACGTTACTATAGGCGGTAATATCACAATAGGCGACGAATTAACAGATACAATTACTATTAATGCTAGTATACAAAGTGATATTGTACCAGATGCAAACAACACATATGATTTAGGATCTGCAGACAAAAAATGGAGAACTGTGTTTGCTAATGAATTCTTTGCAGATTTTATTGATGTGCCTACAATGGATATTGGCGATATTAATATAACTGACAGCACAATATCTTCATCTGCAGGAAATGATATCTATATCGACGGTAGCGGTGCCGGCGGCGTTAGATTAGGAAACTTTAGAATAGCTAGTAATACCATAACTAACGTAGTAGATGATGCTATATCAATTTTTGCACAGACCGGAGCTGGGTACTTTAAAATCGACACGACTAATGGCTTTGTACCTCCGGTAGGAAATAATGCTGAAAGACCTACAGCATATGCTGTTATAGGCATGACACGATATAATACAGAAGCAGGAGCACTTGAAATTTGGAATGGTGCAACATGGGCTAGTCCAGCCGGTGCATCAGGTGCAGTGTCAGAAATTCAAGCAAACGACATTTCGGCAGCGTTTGCATTAATGTTAGGATAAAGATATGCCAACAGTTTTTAAACATGCGGTAAACACTGACATAGGAACTGAACCTGTAGATGTTTTACAAATACCGTTAGGAGTAAGAGCAACTGTGATAGGTTGTAATCTTGCAAACACTACAGAGTTTGATGTAGTAAATGTTGATATGTTTGTTGTTGATGAAAACTCAACACAAGGACATTATGTAAAAGGAATTGTTATACCTCCTAATACAAGTGTGAAAGTAATAACACAAGGTGAAAAATTAATCTTACCAGAAACTTCAGGAATAAGATTAGTATCAGATACAGATGCAAGTGTAGATTCTACTATTAGTTATGTAGAGATATCTTAAGGATAGACTATGTCAGATAATTATTATTTAGGAACAACCCCACAACAGGCATTAGGCGACAGTCCTAGATATCTATATATGATTCGTAGAAATGCAGATGGAGAATTGTTCTTGCTAAGAAGCGATCAATTAAAAGATAAAGATTCTATAGAATTAAATATTCCAGGACCTATATCTGAAAATTTTGAAGATTTTGAACCAGGTATTGATTACTTTGAAGGCATTGCAGAAGACCACGAAGTAGAGTACGAAAATTTAGTATACCCTCAATATAGATGGGATAACAGGAATGTTCTTTATTATATTGATGATGAAGGCAGACTAGTACAGAGAATAAATCAAGGGTACGTATATCCTGAAGGAATTTCAAGCGACGGTTAAAAAATATGGCAGAGTTTAAGATAAGTAGAATTAGATATACGTGGCGTGGCGAGTGGACCTCTTCAACTTCGTATAATAAAGATGATGTAGTTCAGTATAGCGGTTCGGTATACTATTGTATACGTCAACATACAGCATCTGCATTTTTAACAGATCAAGAGTTTTTAGCAAATCCAAACGATACTGATTTTTCTCCTGCATGGGATAAAATGGCAGACGGACTTGCATTCAGACATACCTGGACAACTACTACAGTTTATACTGTAGGAGATATTGTACGCTATGGCGGTGCCCTTTATGTCTGTACAGTTCCTCATACTTCGCAAGGAACGTTTGATGCAAATATTTCAGACTGGTCGTTATACGTTTATGCTCCTAGTTTCAAAGGCGATTGGACATCTTCGACAAGATATGGTATCGGCGATGTTGTAAGATATGGAGGAAATGTTTATGTTTGTGTTTTAGGACATACTTCATCAACCATATCAAATGGTATCGAAGTAGGCGACAACAATGATATTCAAGACAGTACCTTAGAAACATGGCAACTATATTACAGCGGCATTGATTACAAAGGCGATTTTGTATTAGATACACAATATAAATTAAACGACCTAGTAACTTATAACGGATCACTACTGAGATGTACAGTAAGTCATGCAGCTACAAACTATGAAGAAGATAATTGGCAAATAGAATTAGACGGTTCTGAGTTTGAAACTGATTGGGATTCTCAATTATTTTACGGCATAGGAAGTGTTGTAAAATATGGAGGATATTTATATTATTGTGTACGAGCTAATAGTAACAAGTCACCGTTCGACTCAATTTACCAACCAACAGAAATTTATTGGGAACTTTTATCTAAAGGTGTAAACTTTAGAGGTTTGTGGTCGTCAACATCTACTTACAAGACAGGCGATGTTGTTAGACGTGGCGGAAATTTATATGTAGCAATTTCTGATACTACAGATGATGCTAGTACTCTTGATTATCTAGATGATTCGAATTGGGAACAAATAGGATTTGGACAAAACTGGAGATCTGCATGGTCTGCCGGTGTTGAATATTCAGTAAACGACATTGTTAATTTTCAAGGCAGTGTTTATGCAAGCAATGTACAACATATATCAAACAATGATAACTTCCCAGGAGATAACGGTAGCGGTTTTGACTATTGGAACATTGTAGTAGAAGTACAAACACAAACAGGTTTGAGTCAACGCGGAGATCTTTTAACTTATGATTTGTCTCGAGACGAAGTAGGTGATACTAGTTCCTTTGGACCTACAAATGTAGAACTTGGAGACGCAGACACCGTTCTAACTATCGACAATGAAGATTCTTTGGTCTACAGAAGATACGGTGAAATTAACAGAGTAGTGTATGTCGATCCGCAAGGTATTGATTCGTCAACAGATGCACAGAGAGGATACAGTCCTTTCAAGCCTTGGAAAACGATTCGATTTGCCGCAGAACAAGTAGATGATGATTTTGAAGGATTTACAACTATTCGATGTTCTGCTGGAGAGCATCGTGAAATTGGTCCAATAATTGTTCCTGCGAGAACTGTGATCCAAGGATCAGAGTTAAGATCCACAACAATCAAAGCACAAACACCGATTGCAGAGTTAGCCAATGACGGATCTTATTATACAGCAGCATTAAACCGTCTTCTTCCGTTTATAAGCGACATTATCCAAGGACAAGAGCTTACTGTAGGAAAAACATCAGGAAATACTGTTGATCCTGTTTTTCTTTCATCAGAAGGAACCCCTGTAACAGGAAGCAATGATTCTGCTCTTGCAACAGCTGCATTGGTTAATAATTTAATATCGTATATTAACTTTTTTGTTTTATCGCAAGGCGCTAATCCGACCCTAACCGGTACAAATACTGCTGTTACAGATAGTGCATACACAAACACTGTATTAATTTTAGAAGCAAATAAAGAATTTTTTGCACATGAAGCAGTTGCCTATGTCGAAGAAACATTTCCAGATTACACCTTTGATTCTGAATTGTATAAAACAAATATAAGAAGAGCGATTGATGCTTTTAAATATGATATAATTTATACAGGAAACTACAAAACAATACTGGAAGGAAGATACTACAGTAATGCTATCACCGGAGCAAATTTTGACGATATGTTCTATCTAAGAGATGCTACCGGCGTTAGAGATTGTACACTCCAAGGACTCGACGGAATTTTAAATCCTCCCGAAGTTTTCGATCTCTATCAAAGACCTACAGGTGGAGCATTTTGCTCGCTAGATCCAGGTTGGGGACCGGCCGATGATCGTACATGGATTTTAACTAGATCTCCGTATATTCAAGGTGTGACCACTATAGGAGATAACTGTGTCGGACAAAAGATTGATGGAGCATTGCATAATGGCGGCAATAAATCGATGGTTTCTAACGATTTTACACAGGTACTATCGGACGGCATCGGCGCCCAGGTCTTGAACAATGGTAGAGCAGAACTTGTGTCTGTGTTTACATATTATTGCCAAATTGGATACCTAGCAGAAAACGGCGGAATAATAAGAGCAACAAACGGAAACTGTTCTTACGGGAGATTTGGTGCAGTAGCAGACGGAGTCGACCCAGACGAAACACCTAGAGCAGCACGACTCTTTAATAGAAATCAGCAAGCAACCATCGCACAAACATTTGCAGGAGATTTTGTTGACGAAATTCAAATACTCGAATGGGAGCACGCCGGACAAAATTACACGCAAGCATCTGCACAGTTTACAGGTGCAGGGGTTAATGCAGAAGTAGTATTTGAAGATTTTAGAGATAATGCAATATTTGAAGCAAGATTAGAAGACACAATAGAAGATCTAGATTCAATCGGAACTGAAATCGGCGGAGGCGGCTATAGCGTTGTGCAGAATAATGCACAAGATGGTAATACAACTCAGATAACAATTGCTCAGAATGACGAAGCCCAAGAAGCAACTTATTTAGGTAAACGCATAATTTTAACAAGCGGCCCAGGTACGGGACAATACGGTTATATAACATCGTATGACCAATTAACCAAAGTAGTTACTGTTTCTAGAGAAAGTGATGACCAGCCAGGTTGGGATCATGTCAGACCCGGTTTTCCTTTATCAGAAACATTAGGCAATCAAACAACTTATAGAATAGAACCTAGAGTTACATTTTCTCATCCAGGGTTTACTGTAACTTCGGAAACAATGCCAGGATCTACAGATTTTACAGCGATCGGGTACGGTGAAACTTACCTGGAATTTAGCGGAATTAGTCTCAGCGCAGAATCTGGCGAAGATGCAGCAACATTCAACATAATTAAAAACGGAAGAGATTATAACTTATCATTAGCATCACCAGGAACAGGTTATCAAGTTGGAGAAACATATACAATTAGTGGGTCTGTATTAGGAGCACAGTCTCCTTATAATAATATTAGTGTTAAAGTTTTAAGCACAACAGATAACGGTGCTATTATTAGTTTTCTATCTAGCGGAATAGGCGCTACAGGAAGATTTGTTGTTCTTCCCACCGGAAGCGATACTGGTTTAACATCGGCTAACGGAACAACTTGGTCAACAACAACATTTCCTTCAGGCGGAACATGGAGCTGTTTAGCAACAGGCAGAGAAGAAACAAACGGCAGAGAAGTGTTTGTGGCATTGAAACTCGGTTCGCCCGAAGCTGCGTATTCATATAATGGTGTAAATTGGACTAGTTCATCTTTACCATCAAACGGACCTTGGAGGTCAGTTGTGTATGGAGATGGCGCATTCGTAGCTGTCTCAGATGACGGAAATGAAGGTGCTGTATCAAGAGACGGAATAAATTGGGTCGCTACCACTCTTCCTGATGCATTTGATTCGACAGTTAATCAATTTATAGATATTGCATACGGAAAAGAAAGATTTGTTGCACTTGCAAACAGTAATAACAGTGTTGCGGTAGGAACTAGATCCGGTTCGGCCATAACTTGGGAAACATATATCATGGATGTTATTGATGATTCAACGCAAAAAGATTGGAGATCGATAGCTTATGGAAATGATAGATTTGTTGCAATTTCTTCAACAGGAGAAATTGCATATAGTTTCGACGGCTTTATATGGCGAGCAGAAACAATGCCTTCGCAAGATGGATCAACAGCACACTTTTGGCAGAAAATTAGATATGCACAAGGTGTATTTTTTGCAATAGGAGACACCGGCGGTAGAGTTGTTGGTGATGATCCTAGTTCGGGACCTTCTAATTATGCTGTAACTTCTTTTGATGGGGTAACATGGACCAACAGAGAACTTATCGATTCAGAGAATTGGATCGACGTAGCGTTCGGAAGACCGTCGGCTCCTTCGGGTAGTAATCCTAACGATCTTTCGTCACCGGTGTGGATTACATTAGCAGATTCTTCTAGAAAAATAAATCTAATTAGAACAGGAGCTAGAGCACTAGGTCGAGTTTCTGTCTTGTCAGGAAAGATTCAAGAAATTAAATTATGGGATCCGGGTTCGGGATATACAACTGTACCAACAGTTACCTTTACAGATCCTAGTAGTTCTAGTGATGCTGAAGCCTTGTGTAGAACAGCAGACGGCGTGTTATCACAGCCTAGTTGGATAAATCGAGGATTAGGATACAGAACATTGACTACAGATGTAACAATCTCAGGTGATGGATTTGCCGACATTATTCCTTCTGGTAAATTTATCACTGTAACCGATCTATCAAAGTTATATGGGCCAGGAGCACAAATAACATTTGACGGCTCTGACGAAATTTATACATTAGTGACTTTATCAGAAATTGCTTCTATAGAAGGAGGTCTTACTGCCGAAGTTCGTATAAGCCCCGAATTAAAAGTAAGAGATCAGTTTGTCCATAATACGCAAATGTCAATTAGAGAGCGTTACTCTCAATGTCGTATTACCGGTCACGATTTCTTAGATATTGGCACCGGAAACTTTACAGAAACAAACTATCCTGATTTGTATGTTTCAGGAACAGTGTTTTTAACAGCTCCAGAAAACGAAGTGTTTGAAAGATTGGGAGGCAGAGTTTTCTATGCAAGTACCGATCAAGACGGAAACTTTAGAACAGGAGAGCTGTTTGCTGTAGAACAATCTACTGGTATTGTTACAATTAGTGCTGACTTTTTTGATCTTGGAGGATTAACAGAGATTAGATTAGGGGGAATCCGGGTAGGCGGAACTGGCGCTGTAATTAGAGAATTTTCTACAGACACAACCTTTACGGAAGATTCTAACAACATTGTTCCTACACAACGAGCCATTAGAAGATATCTAGAATCTAGATTGACTCTAGGTGGCTCAGAAATTGCAACCGCAAGTTTTGTTGCAGGCACAGTAAAAGTAGGTCCACAAGAAATCAGTAATGTTGCTGATCTTTCAAATTTAATTCCTGTAAGGGCTGATTTTATAGGACCAGAAGCAGGAATAAGTGGAACAATGGTAGCACAAACAATATTTTATAAGTCTTTTTAATTATGGACAACAAACTAATAAATATACTATACGGAGCAACAAATGGCAGAATTTAAACTAGGTAGAATTAAATTTGTATGGAAAGGCGATTGGTCTTCCTCAACATCATATTTTAAAGATGATGTTATTAGATACGGCGGCAGAACATATATTTGTCAAGTAGGGCATACTTCTGCTGAAAATTTTGATACAGATTTAAATTTTAATCCTACAAAATGGAATCAAATGACCGACGGCCAAGATTGGAAAGGCGATTGGTCTACCGGAACAACTTACAAAATTAATGATGTTGTAAAATATGGCGGACTACTTTATATCTGTAATACTAGCCATACATCAGCCGCAACCGTTGCTCTTGGACTAGAAAATGATATCTCTAATTGGACACTTTATGCCGAAGGGTTCGACTGGAAAGGAGATTGGGATCTAGAAACACGCTATAAAAGAAATGATATTGTAAAATATGGCGGTTACACATATGTTTGTAACGAAGGACATACTTCTGCCAACACTGAAAATTTAGGGCTTGAAGAAGATTCAAGCAAGTGGGATTCGTTTAATCAAGGCATTGAATACAAAGGCACATGGGCAATTGACACTCGATATAAAGAGAATGATGTTGTAAAATACGGTGCCGGACTTTGGATTTGTGTAACTCCGCACACCTCCGGAGCAGGAACTTTTGCAGATGAAGAAGGCAACTGGGATCAATTTGTAAAAGGATTTGAGTTTGAAAACGACTGGAGTGATGCTGCAGTTTACCAACCAGGCGATGTAGTCGTTTATGGCGGTAATCTATATATATCAAAAACAAATCATACAAATTTTGTTCCGTCTGTCAGCACAACAAACTGGGATTTGTTTACAGAAGGATTTAACTTTGTCGGAGTTTGGGACAGCGGCACCGAATATAAGCCAGGTGATGTTGTTAGGCTTGGCGGAAACACGTATGTTTGTACAGCAATTACTACAGGCAACGAACCTCCAAATATTTCTTATTGGAACACCCTTACAACCGGTTTAAATTGGAGAGGACTATGGATCGACGACGTCGAATACAAAATCGGCGATGTAGTAAGATATCTTTCTAATGTATATGTTTGTGTACAGAATCATATTTCAGAAGGCGATGACGGATCAACTATCGGAGCAGATCCAGAAGGCGGCGGTAATGCAGACAGTCGTCCAGATCAGGATGCTACAGGTACATATTGGAACGTTCTCGCAATTGGATCTGAAACTGATGTTTTAGTCGAACGAGGAGATCTAATATACTTCGGCGGTGCTGGCCCTTCTAGATTGCCAGTCGGCAATCAAGGACAAGTTCTAGTAGCTGGCGAACAAGATCCAGAATGGAGATCTTTAGGAGCTGTAGAATATGTCTATTACGTAGCTCCCCATGGTACAGATTCTCCTGCTCCTATTTTTGGAAAAACATGGGATCAGCCTTTTAAAACAACACGATATGCTTGCGAGCAAATCGAAAAAGGTGCACTGAATCCAAATGCACAGAGACTTTTAGAATTAAACAGAGCGTTTATACAAAAAGAAATCACAGCATGGATAAGATATCAAATAGACAATGATATTTCTCCGTTTACATCTTCTTTTGATTACGATGAATACAAATGCGAAAGAGATGTTGGTATTGTACTTGATAAGATACAATGGGATATAGGACACGGCGGTAATTTAAAAACACGGGCCGCCGCTCAATCTTTTGTTGATGCATTAGGTGAAGGCCCATTTTCGGACGAATCTGAAGACAAAGCCTATTTAACTCTTTCAGCTGAGGCTGACGAAGGAGTTGCGGCGTATACTTATTTGTTAACTTTGGCACAATCGATCTTAGATAACGAAGCACCTGATACAATCTATCAAAATGTATCGGACGATTCTACAGCAATTGCTAGTCAGTATATAGATACAGAATACACAGCAGAAGCAGGCACAGATACAAGATTTGCATCGCTGTTACAAGTTATAATTAATACATTAGAAGATCAAGATACTTCTAGATTACCAGCCAGATCTGTTCCTCAATACCTAGTAAAAGCTTCGACAGGCGAACACCTAGAAACTCTACCGATTAGGGTACCTGCATACACAGCAATTTTAGGTGATGAATTAAGATCTACAAGATTTAAACCAAAACCTGCATCAATTGATTATTCAGATGCTTACTATACAACAGAAACATTTGATCATTTGACAGATGTTATCGGAAAAATTGTTACCGGAACAACGGTATCAGCTACAACTGGAAATAACGAAGCACAAGACCAATCATTTCCTGTAGCCGATACTGTAGAACAAGATGTGGTAGAGCAATTAATTCAGGTAATGAAGCTCCAGTCTGAGCTTAAAACTGAAACTACCAACTCATATAATTTGCCAGATCCTACTGGGTATAACGCCAGTTATCTTATCGGATACGGTAATGCTAGAAAGCTAGTTAAGGAAAATAAAAGATTTTTCCAAGAAGAAGTTATTGCATGGTTTACAGCTAATTACCCTAATTTGAAATACGGCAAGACAGAATTTAAGAAAAATATTAGCAACATTATAGATGCATTGGTTTACGATTTAACGTATGACGGTAATGCGTTATCTGTGAAAACCGGTCTATCTTATTATGAAGGCACCGGAGGCAGTTTAAACATTAGCGCAAGCATTAAACCGTTTACCTTGCTCGCTCTTGGATTTTTAAAGACAAGAGTTAACGATGTAATTCTTGGAAACTCTATCACTCCTCTTAACGACGAAATTGTTAATTTTACAGATACAGCAGGATCTGCAGCATCTGCTACATTGGTCGGAAATAATCTAGATGATATTATTGAAATAATTGATACTGGCCCGAGTGCTGTCGGAACGTCGGTTACTTTAACCGATCCTACACCTGCAGATGGAGTGAATAGTACCACAGCTTTAATTAACGCATATAGTACATTAAACTCTGCAGCTTCAACAATTAGTTCTGACACCGTTAGCTGGATAAATGCTAATTATCCTTCATTAACATACAATAGTAGCGACTTTGCAGACGATGTAGAATCGGTAATAAAATCAGCTGGCTTTGATTTTATGTTTAATTCAACATATCAAACTAATAAAGAAGCCTATGCTTACCTAAGAAAAGCAGATTATAATCTTAACCAAAAACAGGTTATAAGAGAAGCAATTGAATATGCATTAACCAATACCAATGACGGCGCTGTTGCTAATGTAGGAGGCAATGCAGATGCTATTGCAAGAATTAATAATCTAGCAGGCATCATTGATAATATAATTTACGGTGCTTCGAACGAAGGAGAAGTTTGTCAAACTGATATTAGAAATAGAGATTATGCTATACTAAAATTAGAAGAAAACAGAGATTTTATCGTTGCAGAAGTGTCAGCTTATATTACAGAAACATACGGTAATACCGCAACAAATACTACAGCTTCAACAAATGTTATTACAATCGGCGATACTAGTAATTTAGTTAGAAATGCCGCAATCAAATTTACAGGTACAACATTTGGTGGCATCGAAGCAGATACAACATATTATGTGCAAAATGTTGTTAGTTCTACTACTTTTACAATTGCTACCGCCAGAAATTCGAATACACCAGTAACTTTAACTACTGCATCAGGATCTATGGGATTAGAGTTGGCCTATAATAGAGAATTATGTTTAAGAGATGTTAATACATATATTGATGCTCTAAAATTTGATTTAAGATACACTTCGAATTACGAATCTCGTTATGTTTCTCGCTATTATGCAAATGCTGTTATAGGAAGCCATGAAGAAGACATGTTCTATCTTAGAGATGCAACCGGATTACGTAATTGTTCTGTAGATGGATTACAAGGAGACTTACTCCCAGAAAATGAATATGGTACAAGTCGCGTTAGTGCAGGTGCTTATTGTTCACTAGACCCAGGTTGGGGTCCAGATGACTTCCGTACCTGGATTATTACTAGATCGCCATACGTTCAAGGAGTATCAACATTTGGAAGTGGAGCAATTGGCCAAAAAATTGACGGTGCATTGCACAACGGTGGAAACGACTCAATAGTATCCAATGATTTTACACAGGTAATTTCCGACGGCATCGGTGCCTGGATAGCAAATAACGGTAGAGCAGAACTTGTTTCGGTATTTAGTTATTATGCACACATTGGTTATCTTGCAACAGATGGTGGCCGTATTCGAGGCACTAATGGTAACAACTCGTACGGAGATTTTGGATCAGTTGCTGAAGGATTTGACGAAACAGAAGTTCCTAATACCGCTGTTGTTGATAATGTTTTCCAATTTGAAGCAACTATCGGAAACATCTTCACTGATGGTTCGGAATTATTTAATTTTGAATTTGAAAATGCAGGACAAGACTACACAGAAGTGGCATATACAATCACGGGCGGCGGAGCTGGCGCGGTTGTTGAGCAAGATGAATTCCGCGACGGTGCTGTTCATAATATTAGATTATTAGATTTTGGCGATGACTCGTCAGGACAGTTCGGCGGCGACGGATATATTACCAATTCTAATACCGCGCAGGCAGGAACTCTTAGCGAAATTACAATTGCTGCCACAGATCCACAAACCAGTACTGATTATCCAGGTATGAGGATTCAATTAACAGGCGGATCGGGTGTCGGACAAGTCGGTATCATTAACACTTATAATTCCGGAACCAAGGTAGCTACAGTTACAAGAGAAAGCGATGGTCAAGCCGGGTGGGATCACGTTATTCCAGGAACTACTATAGTAGCACCTGATGCTAGTACTACGTATATTATAGAACCTGCGTTATCGTTTACTCCTCCGGTAACAGAAATAGAAACTGCTAGCCTTCCTGTTTCTGGATCTTGGAAAGACGCTGTGTACGGTGATACAGCGACCAGTTATGTTAGTCTAACACCGGATGTGTATAGCGGTGAAGGCACTGGTGCATCATTCATAGTGATCAGAAACGGAACCAAATATTCGTTGATAGAGATTCAAAACAGCGGTACAGACTATTCTAGACTTGAAACCATAACAATTAACGGTTCAAATTTAGGAGGAGAAGATAGTACTAATGACATTACCATTACAATTACTGCGGTTGATGCTAACGGTGCAATTACAAATATTGATACCGCAGGATCAGGCGCCGGCGGCAGATTTGTTGCTGTAAATTCTGTATCATCAAATGCTGGCGCATATAGCAATGATGGATTAACTTGGTCTGCTATGAGCTTGCCGGCAACAGCTACTTGGTCTGCAATTGGATACGGATTGATAGATGATGGTTCGTCTTACGGAAAATCAGGCAGATTTGTCGCACTTGCGACCGGAAGTACAACAGCAGCTTATTCGGATGACGGAATAAACTGGTTAGGTTCAGTTTTACCAACATCAGATGATTGGAATGCAGTTGCATATGGTGATAGTAAGTTTGTTGCGATAGCAACTGATTCTACAACTGTTGCTATATCAGGCGATGGGGTTGATTGGGATCAAACAGGAACATTACCTAGCACTGGATTTGTAGATGTTGTTTACGGAAAAGGAGTGTGGGTAGCTGTAAAACCAGGAAACACAGGAGCAATTGCATATGCAACTGATCCTACAGGAACTTGGACAGCTGCTAACATGCCAGCTTCGTCTAACTGGAATAGCATAACTTATGGTCTAAATATGTTTATTGCTGTTGCTACTGACAGCAATACAGGAGCATACAGTTTGTCTGGCACAGCCGACTGGACTTCAATGACTATGGGATCTCCCGATTCTACTGATCCTGCAGGTTACGAAAAAGTTCGTTATGGCCAAGGAGTGTTTGTTGCAACAATGGCAAGTACCGAGTTGAGCGGTTATCATAACATTGCAAAGTCAGAAAACGGCCTCTACTGGACATTTGAAGGAGTAACCGATCAAGAAGATTCGTCACAAACCACTGGTTTCTCTGCACTTGCATTTGGAAATCCTTCTCAAGTAGGTTATTGGGTAGCGTTAAACAAAGAAACAAATACTCATGCCGTACGTGTTAAAACTGGTGCTAAGCCTAGAGCAAGAGCTTCTGTAGCTGAAAACAAGATATTCCAGATTTTGATTACAGAACCAGGATCAGGGTATACCACACCACCAACAATGACAATTACGGATCCGAACAATATATTCGAAGCTCCGTTTAGTGTAAGATTGAGTAATGGTGCATTGGCTAATCCATCATTTGTTGATAGAGGAACTGGATATCAAACTGGTTCAGCCGAAGTTGACACTGGCGACGGATTCGCCGACTTCTTCCAAAGCGGATCGTTTGTGGCTATTAGACGATTAACACAAAGACCGTCAGACGGATCTAATGTAGTGTTCGATCATTTGCCTAACAGAACCTTTAAACTGGTTAATGTAATTACCTTCTTAGGTGAAACTGATGGAACTTACACAGCATTTTTACAAGTAAGTCCTGCACTTACGGTTGCAGAAGCACCGGATCATTTAACAGGTGTTACTACCAGAGCGTTATACAGTCAGGTTAGACTTACAGGACACGACTTCTTAGATATCGGCACAGGTAATTTTGTAGAAACAAACTATCCAGGAGAACCTACACAGGATCCTATACCTGCTAACGAAACAGTTGAAAACAACGGCGGCAGGGTCTTCTATACTTCGACTGACCAGGATGGTAATTTCCGAGTTGGTGATCTGTTTAATATTGAACAAAGTACAGGTGTTGCAACATTGAACGCAGATGCATTCAACATTGCAGGTCTGCAGGAGTTGAATCTAGGAGAAGTAACACTAGGTGGTGGTTCGGCAACCGTAACAGAGTTCAGTACAGATCCGTTCTTTACTGAAGATTCGGATAACGTAGTCCCCACTCAACGAGCGGTTAAGGCATTTATTGCATCGCAAATTGGTGGTGGTGGTGCATCACTTAATGTTAACAGTGTAACAGCAGGATCTATTAATATTGCTGGAAATACTATTACAACTGTTACTGGAGTAGCTATACAGATGAATGCCACATTTGAATTTAGAGGCGGCGTCACTGGAATACCGTTAGCAGTTAATTACTTTTTAGATTAATTGCTTTTTGGTTTTTTGATATAAATACATTAGGAGAATAATTTACATGGCAACAGGAAGATTAGGAACAGGGGACTTAACAGCCGCTACTAATACAACTATTTACACTTGTCCGGCATCAACATTTGGTGTTGCAAGTGTATCATTTTGCAATCGAGGCAACAGTGCTGTTGCTGTAAGACTAGCTGTAGCAGATAGCGACACACCCACCGATGCAGAATATATCGAATACGATACAGAAATTTTAGGCAAGGGTGTTTTAGAAAGGACCGGTATAATTGTAGGTGCCGGCCAAAAACTAGTCGTTAGAGCAAGTAATTCTAATGTTAGTGCCGTTGCCTTCGGCATTGAAACATCTACAAGTTAAACTAAGGAATAAAAATGGGAAGATATATCACTACAACAGGTACAGCTTCGACAGTATTGCGTGAGGTGGATGCTAATTTTAATGCAACAGTTAATGATAGAATTTTAGCAGATTCATCAGGCGGCTCATTTCAAATTACTCTCCCTGCAAACGCAACTCTTATCGAAAATGACACATTGCAAGTTATTGATGCAACATCTACGTTTGGAACCAATAACGTAACACTAGCAAGAAACGGCTCTTTAATCCTCGGAGACGCTGAGGATGTTGTGTTAGACGTTAACGGTGCAGTTGTTACATTACTATATACTGGCACTACATATGGCTGGATATTTACAGGAACTTAATGTGTTAACCGGAGCTGCTAAATGGCAAATTTATCAAATATTTTAAAAACAAAAGGGCAACAATTAGTCGCCGAACGCGGAACTGGAATTGAAAAAGGGAAAATTTTTGTTTTCACTCCAGGAAATCAAAACCTAGCATCGGACGATGCGTTTTGTTGGCAAGCTCCGGGCGCTGGTACTGTTGTTGTAGAAGCTTGGGGAGCTTCTGGATCAGGTGCTAGAATGTGTTGTTGCGGCGCTGGAATACCAGGTAACCCTGGTGCTTATTCTAAAAAAACATTAACTGTATCCGAAGGATCGTTTGTTTGCGGATCAATAGGATTAAGTTGTTGTGATCTAGGTAACGGTGAAGCAGATCTCTGTTTTAGAGGATGCAGCCAACCAACCGAAATCTGTTATTCTGCAACTGAAACCGGATGTATATGTGCTATGGGAGGCCGTGGCGGCTTTTCTTTATGTACCACTGATAACGGCACTAGTTCGCCTTACTGTTGTTTTGTTGAGTGCGGATACAGTCATACTGTATTCGATAATAGCAAATGCGGTTTGATATGCAATTATGACGAAAGCGAAGATTGGATTGCATATGCATACGGCGGCGACATTAATTGCAAAGGCGGATTTAGTTGTACTTCGTTTTATTGCCAATGTGGTACTAGACCTTGTGCATACACTCAGCATATTGCCACATCGCCAGGAATTTATTCGTTAGATGGCGCTGTTGTTTCTTTCTCAGCAGATCAGGATAACGGAATGCATGATTGGTCAGGCGGATTCTTACCACAATTACAGTACGCTGTAAATGCTATAAGCCGTCGTCCAAACCAAGGAACACATTTTTATTCATGTTGGGCTGTAACAAGCGCCTGCGGCTGTTATGATTTTCATGGTAGAACTCCATATGTACCGTACGGTATACCAGGAACTCCTCCTTCGCCGTGTTCAGGCATGAGAGATCACGCGGCAATGGGAGGCCACGGAGCCGTTAGAATTAAGTTTATAGGATCTAGTTAATATGGCATTGCTTTCAACCTTACTAGGAGCTAGAACTGCAGACACCGCAGATCGCGCTGTAGGTGATAGCGGATTAGAACAAGGCCAAATTTACGTGTTTACGCCTGCCGGCATTGAAAGTTTTTACGACGGCGACATTTGTTGGCAGGCTCCCGGAAACGGTGAAGTAACAATTGAAATATGGGGAGCAGGCGGCTCAGGCGCACGAGGACGATGCTGCGGAATGGGAATTCCGGGTAATTCCGGAGCATACTCTAGAAAAAGAATAACAGTAGAACAAGGTTCATATATTTGCGGAACTGTAGGTGCAAGCTGCGACAATGCTAGCACAAGCTGTTTTAGAGGTTGTAGCGAGAGTACCTGCATATGCTGGGTAGGGAAAAATCTAGACGGATGCATGTGTGCAGAAGGCGGAGTAGGCGGTATCGCACAGTGTTCTACCGGCACATCGCCTTATTGTTGTTTTGTAGGAAGATGCGACGGCAGTTATCTAAATGCAGGATATTGTTTTACAAGCTACGATAATTGTTGCGGACTTATTTGCAATTGGACACAGTGTCATGCTCGAGGATTTGCATACGGCGGCGACGTTAACAGATGCGGAACTATATCTTGTGCGACTTTTATGAATTGCCGCGCAAACTGTCATTGTTGTTCTCAATATCATGTTGCTGTTGCACCTGGAATCATGGCAGACGAAGGTGCTGTACTTGCATATCAAGGTGAAGGTAACGTAGCCCACGGATGTTATACAGGTAACGGTATACATTCGGTTTTACACGGATTAGCTGTTGCCGGAAAAAATCCAGTGCGTGGCGGATTATACGTAAATGGATGCTGGAGTGGTGCAAACAGACTGTGTGGTTGCTACAACGATCACGGTTGTCTAAACTGGATGCCCACTGGCATGGGAGGTATAGGTCAACAGCCTATGCCTAACGTACAAGATAAAGGCGGCCGAGGCGGTCACGGCGCATTGAGAATTAAGTTTATAGGAACAAACTGATGGCAAATTTGTCAGAAATACTAGGTAAACGAGTTGACATCGCTGATGGCGATATAGGAGATACAGGCCTCGAGCAAGGGCAAATCTTTGTTTTTACGCCTGCTACTAACGCTACTGACCTTTATGAAGATGGTCAAATTTGTTGGCAAGCACCGAGAACGGGTAAAGTAGTTCTAGAAATATGGGGAGCAGGCGGATCTACCGGCAGACAATGTTGTTGCGGTGGCGGATCGTTACCTGGAAATGCAGGAGCGTATTCTAAAAAAACTTTTTGTGTTCAAACCGGTTCTTATATCTGCGGCACAGTTGGCATGAGTTGCGGAAACGCCTCTGCCAGAGATTATAGGGGATGCAGCGAAAGTACATGCATATGCTGGGTAGGAAGAGATCTAAATGGATGCATGTGTGCAGAAGGCGGCATGGGAGGTTGTTCAAGGTGTTCTACCAGCACAGCACCTTATTGCTGTTTAGTTCAACGAGGCTACGAACATGTATCTTACGGCAGTAACTGCGGATTGATCTGCAACTGGGTATATGATGCTACTACAGTTACACCTTCATGCAGAGGATTTGCATACGGTGGCGACATTAATAAATTTGGCGGGGTTTCCTGCACATCTATTATGCATACTAACCCTAACTGTTATTGCTGTGCTCAATATCATGTTGCTGTACCTCCAGGAATTTTTTCAGAAGACGGTGCAACTATAACCTTCCAAGGTGAACAAAGTGTAGCCCACGGCGATCACTCAGGTAATCAAACGTTTGCATTTATGCACGGATTAGCTGTCGCCGGAAAAAATCCAGTGCGTGGCGGATTATACGTAAATGGATGCTGGAGTGGTGCAAACAGACTGTGTGGTTGCTACGAAGATATGGGTTGTTTGCCTTTTATACCATACGGTATCGGCGGGATGCCAGCACAAGTAAGGCATAGTATCAGAGATCATCCATCACGAGGCGGTCACGGAGCTGTCAGAATTAAATTTATAGGAACGAACTAATGGCAAATCTAAGTCAATTAATAAAAACAAAAAGTGCGTTTGATCCAATTGCTAACGATATCAATATCGAAAAAGGAAAAATTTGGACATATACACCTGGAACACAACAGACAGAGTTCTTTCAAGGAATTTGTTGGTTCACGCCTCGAGCCGAACCTGGAGAAGAACCGCCCACTGGTACAGTAATTATAGAAGCCTGGGGTGCTGCTGGTTCAGGAGCTGCTCTACGGTGTTGCGGATTCGGAACTCCGGGAAATCCACCAGCATACTCTAAAAGAACTTTTCGTGCAGATTGCGATACTGTAGTTACAGGATTAGTTGGTATGAGTTGCGGAAATGCAGATGCAACTAACTTTAGAGGATGTAGTTGTCCAACTGAACTTTGTATCGAAAACGCCACGGACATTTCGGATGTATGCATGTGCGTAATGGGCGGCCGAGGCGGACAATCATACTGTAATGCAGGAAGTGCGAGTTTGTTAACATGTTTTTCAGATGAAGGATTTAGTGTTACAGAAACCATTGACGGATGCGGGTATGTTTGCAATCATTGTGCAGAAGTTGACTGGATAGCAAAAGCGTACGGCGGCGACGTTAATGTTGACGGCGGCATCTCAAGAATTGGAATTTTTAGTTGTGATTCTGGTGAGCAATGCTGTATGATAGCTTACCCGGTAACATCAAACAACATGTTTTCCGAAGAAGGTGTAGAACTTACCGTACAAATCGGAGAAAACTTCGATACAGCTCGTGGCGGCGCCCAACATGTTATGCCTTATTTCTTAGCTTTGGGTGCTGCAACCAAAAGCCCGACAGTTGGAATGAGCTATTCCGCATGCTATGATGCAGGCGGCAGATGGTGCAGCTGTTATCAAGCAACTGGGTGTACTCCGTATTTGGGAGCTGGAGTTCCTGGGTTAGGTGCATTACCGTGTAGCGGTATTTGCGATCACGGTATGAGAGGCGGCCACGGAGCCGTTAGAATAAGGTTTATAAGAGATGAATGATACAAATTTTGAAAAAGAATTCACAATTACAATTCCGGACGAACCATTTAAAGATTCGACCGATCTAGGAAAAACAGTTACATGCGTTTATCAAGGTCCTAGATATGTAGTTATCGAAGTCGATCCGTACACTGGCAGATGCGAAAGTGCTGTGGGATACTATCGCAAATCGGAAAATATAAACCTAAATAAGTTTTACCGAGGCGACGAGTGCAAAATTATCTTAATTGACGCTGAAGTTAATCCTTTTCCTGCAGCATATATTACCCATCGATATAGGGTCCCTGATGAAATTGAAAACTACGTTTTCACACACAACGGAGAAGTTACATGGACTTATGATTATCCAGAAAACGGAATAATTGACGATGTATTTGTTCCTAATCAAATGGTCTATGATTTTTCATCTGAAACATTTAGAAATCCTCCGTTTGTAGATCATGGAATGACCGCTGAAGAGTTTTGGGATGGATTAGAAAATCTAATAAAATCTTACGAGGACGAAGAATCAGAATCTCAAGAGTGTAAAGACTATATAACAACTCTTAAAAGTCTAAAAACAAATTATGAAGGAATAGATCATTGGAAAATTCCATTTCCTATCAATGATCCTTTCATGGATGAAGAAACCCCACCTACACCTCCAGACTCTCCCGAGGATTAATCTACCAAAGCCGATATTAAGTATCGGCTTTTTTATTGCACAACCAGAAAATATAATTACTAACCTTAAAAACGATATATAATGTAGATATCTAAAAGGAATGGTTAATGCAAAGATCTAAAGCATTTTTTATCAATGGCGGCGCCGGAAGAATAATTTGTTCAATCCCCGCATTTGAAAAATACATTGAAGAATCAGGAGATGAAGATTTTATTATCGTAAGCGAAGGCGGAAGCGATATGTTCAAAGGGCATCCTGATTTAGATGGAAAAACTTACGACATTTGGCATAAAAATTTATTTAAAACTCATCTATTAAATAGAGATATTGTGTCTCTCGAACCTTACAGAATTTGGGAATACTATAATCAAGAATGTAGCCTTTCTCAAGCTTTTGATATTCAAATAAACGAAAAAGGTGTTCGCGAACTACCAAAACCTAAATTAATTCTGTCAAAAGATGAAATGCTTACCGGGCGACATGTAATAAGCGAAGTTAAAAAACAAGTAAAAAAAGACAAAGTAGTAGTATTTCAGCCGTTCGGACGAAGTATAGAATACATCGACGAAACATTGGTTGATAAAACTGGTAGAAGCTTTGAACTTAAAGACATCAAAAAAATAATTAAAGGACTACAAAAGAAAGGATATGCTGTGATTCTTATGGCAGAATTTAAAGTTGATTTTTCTGATGCTAATTTAGTTGACGAAGTAGCAATGCCAGAGCAGATATCGTTAAGACACTGGGCAGGCGTCATAAAATATGCTGATAAGTTTTTAGGTTGTGATAGTGTAGGTCAACATATATCATATGCATTAGAAAAGGAAACTATAGTAGTTACAGGCTCAACATACCCTGTAAATGTTTCATATCCGAATACAGACAATGTTGAAATTTTGGATATGGGAGAATATGATCGTGAATACAGTCCTATCCGTATAACACACGACGAAGCAACAGATAGGAAAAATGAAAATATAATGTCAATGACTGACGAAATTATAGATTTAGTGGTCGACCACGTAAGCGGTAAAAAGGGCTAATAGGAAAAATATGAAAAAAGATATATGGATTGCTGGCATTGCTAGAGGACACAACGCAGGAGTTTGTCTTTTAAAAAATGACGAAATTGTGTTTAGTATTGAAGAAGAAAGATTTTCAAGGCAAAAATACGATGGAGGCCCTTATGCTTCTATGATGAAAATATTAGAGTATACTGATCGTTTAGACTATTTGGTCGTGGCTCATACACAGACATTAAAAGATTCAGCTGGACATGTTGATTATACAGGAGACGATGTATATACCGGACTAGCCAGAAAACTAGGGCTGATTGAAAGAAAATGCGATATTCACAATCATCCTCAGGTTATCGATCTTAGCACACAACATCATAAGCTTCATGCAGCTTGTGCTTTTTACAGGTCTGGGTTCGAAACAGCTGCCGCTGTAATCGTGGACGGCGCCGGAACTTTTATTCCATTAAAAGTTATGGACGAAACAACTGTAGGCTGGGAAACAGAAACAGTGTTCCAATGTTCTCCACCGCATGAATTTAAAACAGTGTATAAACACATCGGAACTAGAGGCCCGCATTGGGGTTCAATTTCAGAAACTACCGACGATGACAATCACGTGTACGAAGCGATCGTTACAGATAGAGCTGGCATTGTAAAAGTTTACGAAGCTGTAACTCAATATTGCGGATTTTCGCCAATCGAGGCAGGAAAAACTATGGGACTTTTTCCGTATGGCGAATCCAATGACAATATACCCCAATTATTTGATGACAGTGCTGTTATGCCTCTCGCAAATAGAAATATTATAATTCCGACGTATCCGAACGCAGCTGTAGTAAATTCTGAAATTTTTAAAGAACTTGCATTTGATCCTGATGAAAATTACGAAGACTTATCAAAACTTAAAAATCGTAGAGATTTAGCATATGCTTGTCAAAAAGAAACACAAGAACAAGTTTTAAAATTAATAGAACGTGCAGTTGAAATTACAGGAGAAACAAATGTAGTTTTAAGCGGAGGTTATGCATTAAACTGTGTTGCTAACTATTATTATTTAGATGCACTAAAAGATAAAGGAATTAATCTTTATGTTGAGCCAGTGTCTAGTGATGCAGGAACAGCAATCGGTGCTGCGATGTTACAGTATTATCGATATACTGGAATGTTTAAAAATCAAGGAAGGAAAGAAGATTTATACTTAGGACCTGCTTATGATTTTACCGACGATGCCTTTGAAAAAGTATCTAAAAAATATAATGCAACATTAGAATCAGCATCAAACAGTGATGTTATAGATCTATTAACCAGTAAAAATATTGTTGCTGTGTTCCAAGGAAGATCAGAAAACGGTCCACGTGCGCTTGGTAATAGAAGTTTAATTTTTGATCCCTCTTATACCGATGCAAAAGATTATGTGAATGCAGTAAAACGCAGAGAATATTTCCGTCCGTTTGCAGGATCTATTTTAGAAGAAGATGCTCACGAGTGGTTTGATCTAAGAGGGATGGATTCATCACCTAGTATGATGTATGCTGTAAACTGCCATAAAGGAATTGAAGAAAAAATTCCAGGTATTATTCATGTAGATGGTACATGCAGAATACAAACAGTCAATAAAGAGCAAAACCCATTATACTATGATCTAATTAAAGATTTTAAAGATAGAACTGGAGTTCCGATTGTGTTTAATACCAGTTTTAATTTAGGAGGAGAACCTCTGGTCGAAACCTTAGAGGATGCGCTTTGGACCTTGCAAGAAAGCGAAATTGAGTATCTGTATTTGCCAGAATATCAAAAGTTGTTTACGGTTAAAAATTAAGATGCATCCTAATGTATCTTAATAGTGGTGTTCGATAACTGTAAAAAGTAATAAATACAGTATGTCTAAAATTGAAACATTTACCGCTGTAAGAATTATTCCTAGAGAATCAGATTTTCTTAATCGTCGTGTTGGAAATCTAGGAGAAATTTTTTATGATCGAGAGTTTGACACACTACGACTTTTTGATTCAACTGTAAAAGGCGGTTTAAGCTTAGCCAGAGCAGATTTTTCTAATATAGCAGTTGATACATTTAGAGATAAAATCGTTGAATCTAATGTATCAACTGTGGTATATAATGTAACTGTTACAGGTCCAGATCCGGACGATTCTACATTATCAAACAAATATAATCTAAATGCAATTTATAACCCCGAACCGAATTTTGTGGTAGGTTATACATATATATTTGTTCAAGATGATTTAACCAATGTATATTTTCCAAACGGGAATAACACTACTCCTAATCCTCATCCGTTGAATTTTTCTGCAGATAACATCAACGGTGAGCTCGATGGCGGCACTAGCTACACTACAAATGTAAAATATTTCTTAGATTCGAACGAAGTTACTCAAGCCGTATACAACAGCGAAGCTTTTAATACAGCTACTTCTAGACAAGTTCGAATACTAGTTACTAATTCGACTCCTGCAATTCTTTATTATTGGTGTAGTAATCATCAAAACATGGGAAATTCTATTGCTGTTGCAGATCCTGGAATCGGCGAAGGCGGAAGCAGAGTAACAGTTAGCGAGGAAAACCCAGAAGACCCAGAAAATGGTAATTTATGGCTTGACATGACTACTGGTTATCTTTATGTTTATATAAACGACGGAGACACAGAACAATGGATCCAGCCAGCATTTCCGACATTTAGTGGTAGCTATAACGACTTAACTGATCTTCCTGTATTATCAAAAGTTAGTGAAACAGGTAGTTATGAAGATATACTAAACACGCCATCTATACCTGAAAAAGTAAGTGAGCTTGACAATGATCGAGCGTTTTTAACTGAAGTTCCAGAATCAATTTCATCATCGGTATTCTCCACAGATTCGACATTACTAGTCGATGCCGACCAAGGATTAATTAACACACATACGTTATCACAAGTTTCAGCATCCGATTCTCAAGCATTGGTATGGAACGACGGAAATAGCCGGTGGCAACCAGGACTGATAAATGCTGTAAATAATCTCACAGTCTCGGGTGATATTACAATTTCGGGAACAACTATTTTACAGCAAACAGTAGAAAAAATGGCTACCTTAGCAGACCCGAGTGCTACATCAAATATTGATTTTGAACAGGGATCAGTTTGGTTCTTATATGGTATGACAACCGATTTTACTGTCAATTTTACAAATGTTCCTAGCAGCATTGACAGTGCTATTACAATTGTGTTACTTTTAAATCAGGGAGCAACTGCTTACTTACCAAATCAAGTTCAAATTGATGGAGCCACACAGACAATTCAATGGCAAGACGGAATCGAGCCATCACCTAATAACGAGTCGACAGATGTAATTTCTTTTACACTAATTAACACAGGGTCTACTTGGGAAGTGTTAGGATCTATAACAACATATTCATCATAAGGAAATAACATGGCAATAAATTTTCCAGAAAATCCAGAAATATCTGAAACATATATTTTAGACGGAACTACTTGGGAGTATAACGGATTTGCATGGAATATAGTAACATCTGCTGGTCCTGCTAGTATTCCTGATACCTTTAAGACTATAACAGTTCAGGATCAAGAAGACATTGTCGCCGATCAAAAAGAAGATGTGTTAACACTTATAGCCGGCGAAAATATAACTATAACAACCAATCCGAATACAGATTCGATTACCATTTCGTCAGCAACAGTTGACGAAGGCGGCGGAGAAGGTGTACAACAAAATTTATTTTCATCAATTGCGGGAGACACCGGATCGCAAGTTGCATCTTCGCCAACTGATAGTATAACGTTTGCTGGAGGTACTGACATTAGTACTTCTGTTGCAGACGGAGTTGTAACTATATCATATACTGGGACACAAGACGGCGGTGGCGGAGCATCTAGTTTCACAGAATTAACTGATGCACAGACTACTGGATTAACTATTGACGAAATATATTTGCCGGCTATTACAAAATTAATTGTATCAAACAACGGAGCAAGTTCTTATAGATTTGACCAATACGGATCTACAGATAATCCAGCATTATATGTAATAACAGGAACAACCATCGCATTCAAACTTACCGCGCAAGGACATCCTTTTTTAATCCAAGATGGCACCGGAAGTAATTACGATACAGGATTAGTACATGTTGCAACAAACGGAACAGTCAGCACCGGAGTAAATGCACAAGGTAAAGATAGCGGAACGCTATACTGGAAAGTTCCTACCGGATTATCATCGCCGCCTAATTTTAGATACCAATGTTCTATTCATGCATCAATGGTCGGTGCTATTACTATTAAAAGCATAAGTGCTATTTAATTATTTTTTCTATCTTCTTTCGAATTTCTACGATTCTGTGTCTGCTATCTTGGACCATATCGGACAAAGAACCACTAGTTAACAATCTACTGTGATGATCGTTTATTCTTTTTACCTCAGCCACTAGTGATTTAAGTAATAGTTCAGCTTCACTTTTTATTTTAGGATTTTCTATGATATCAATTTTTTCTTTATATTTTTGATATTCTTTTTGAAATCTTTGACTTTTTTCTAAGTTCATTATAAATTCAACTCCAGTACTGTTTCGATTTTAGTTTTAATTATTGCATTATTTAATGTGCTTTTGATACCTAAGTGCAAATTGTTAGGAAGAAAATTTAAATCGCACCAGGATAGTGTTTTAGGCACAGTTGTTAAAAACTCTTCTTCTACTAAACACACATAGGTACCGAATTCAAATCCTTTATCTTTAGATGTATACAATTCTATGGGTAAAATTTTTCCAGGAGAATATTCTTTTATAAGAAATTCTGCATCGTTTAGTAACGATTGTTTTCTAGAAAAAGTGGGTACGGTCCATTTTTGTTCTTCTAGTATAAGAAGTATACGACCTGTGTTTTTAGCTAAAAAGAGTAATCCGGCTCTTTGATTCATACTAGTATGTATCAAGGATTCATATCAAGCCGCCAGTAACCTGGAGAATATTCACCTTCGAATGATTTGAGCCATTGCTCTCCGTCCCACTTATATTGGATTCCGGTTCTTATGTTGGTAACATATGTAGTATCAGTTACAGAAGAAGATGCAAAAACAGTTTCCCACTGTGTTCCGTTCCACTCTACGATATCGTTTTGTCTGAGGATGTACGATGTTTGTGTGCTACCGTCGGTGCCTTTCCAACCTTCGGCACCGTCTGTGTTATCAGGATCGCCTATTGTTTCTAACAGTAGATACCTGGTACCTGTAGGTATATTTGCAACACCACTCCAACGTTCTACAGGATTGAAAGTTAACGGATTAACAATAGCATCTATAGTGCCCTTGCCGCTAATCAATGTGTTTGTGGGAATTGTGTCCTGATCAAATGTAACCAATAACACTTCTGGATTTACAGGATTGACCGCAAATGTTCCTGACATTTCAAATCCGTTGGGCTGTAGGAAATAAATCCTGCTGTCGGCCCACGCACCGCCGTACACATTTAGCACAGCATTCCAGTCTACGTTCTTGTTGGCAAATTCTTTTTCATCCAGGCCTAGACTTTGCACCGCTTGATTTTTATCTACAACGGTGACTTCATAATCATAAGGCTCTCCGTTTTCTGCTTTAAACAGTAACACGTTATAAAGATAAGATGTAACTACTTGCGAGTTGCCAATTCTTTCACTGTAAACTAGGTTTTCTAAACTCTGTACTTCGCCTTCTTCTGTGAAAATATTTGTGATAATTTTCTGTATCACTCCTAGTTTTTTAACCTTTGCTGGCGGCGAAATATATATAGGCATTTCGAATTCTAAACTACAAATATCAATATCTGAATCTGTACCTACCGGAATGGTTCTGCTACTAAAACTGGTACTGTTGAGATACATTGTGGATAGACTGGTCCAATCTATGTAGTTGTCCGTGCTTTGAATTTCCAAACTGGGACGGAATAAAACCAGTATCTGCTCTAGTAACTGAAGCTTTTGATCTGTGTTAGAACTCCAAATATCCGCCTTCATTGTTAGCTTATACGGTACAGGCATTAACCTCTCGACAGTATAGTTGGCACCCTGCTCTCCGGTATATACAGGCTCGTTACCTGCTCCTGAACTGTCGTATTCGTAACGTCTTTCACGAACATTTATTTTACTAACAAAGCTGGGATCTCCAAGTCTTGCCTGATCCATTTCTAAACCTGTGATATAACAGGCAATCCTAGGCACAGTTGGCATTTTGTTTTCAGAATTTTCTTTGATAATGCTGGCAACCTGTCTGGTCATATCGCCGTACATAACCGGAACAGTCTTTTGTTCACCGTCACCGGACTCGTATTTGAATCCAATAAATGCTCGCATAAACTGTGTAACGAAACGTCTTATCTGTCCGTCGTAAAAGAAGTCACTCATTATTCGTCTGCCTCTGGTCTAAGTGCCTTTGACAGACTTTGCTTTTCTTGTACAGTCTTGCCATCAACGGTTGTTTGATTGTCGTTGTTTACAAACCCACTTAGTTGTGTTTGTCTTTGATCTTTACCTTCAAACTCGGCACCTGTTTGTGTATCGCTGTTACCGAGATTGCTCATAGTCGTTCTCACATCGTCTTCGATTCGTTGCCATCTTACTCCGTTATATCGGAACAGTCGATTAGGCAGATAGTCAGTTCTGAGTGCATATTGTCCTTCGCCGGGATTAATAGGAAATGCTATGCCCTGTGTAAACGGAGCACCATTTTGGGGGACACCGTCGCCTGTAAGATACCCGGGATACTTGTTGTATTCAGAAGTCTGTAACACAGTATCAGCGGTAACAGCCATATATACCGGCTCGCCTGTCTCGTCATAGATGGTATTGCCGTCTTCGTCGGTGCTAGGAATTAACAGTTCGTCGCTGTCTGCTCTTACTAGTGATGCTTTTCCTTCGTCGTCTTTTTGGATATGGAAAAACTTGGTAACATCGTATCCACTCTGTGGAGCGTCCTCTTCGGCTTGATCAAGAACAGCCTGCGTAATCTGCATTTCTTTTTCATATGTGCTCACTATATCTCTGAGAGTGTCTGCTACCTGATAGTATGTTAAATCCGGCGGAGCAATGCCTGAGACTTCTCTGACTACTTCGTATTTGACACCGTCTTCGCCCAGCACAATTTCACCAGGGAAGTATGTAATATCGGGATTGTATGTACCAGAATAAGCATCAGTATTTGCAATATCGTCTAAAATCTCTTTGAATTCTTGGCTGTCTACCATTGGTACACATTTAGCTCTGTATAGATGAGGATACCATAACGGCGAAAATCCTTCAGCCGCTCGATTAACTTCTTCTACAACATAAAATCTTTTGAGTGCATATTGAAGATCGTTAAGGGCATACTCATCTTTTAGATGTGGTAGCTCGAGAACATCGCCCGCTATGATTTTTCTGCCTAATTTTTCAACAGTGTCGTTGATGTGAAATGTCATAAACAGTGTGTCGTTCTGTAAGAACAACCCAAACTGGCTTAGATTAAAATCTATATCAGTTATGCTGTAATGGCATCTAAGTTGATAGATATCAGGATCATATTTTCTGTCTCTGTTTTCTAAAAACAGCAAATCTTGAATGTTGTTTACGCTGTCTCCTTCGTATGTAGGAGTCGACGCAGTTTCTTCCCCAGAGCTACCTGGTCCTAGATATCTATGAACCAGCACATCGGTACCACCTATTTGGAATTGTTCCCAAATAGTTTTGTCAAAAAATTTGTAATCATTGCCTTTTTCGGGGCGATATAAACTGAGTCTTGGCATAGTACTAGTATTTATGATAAATATAACTATGAGTCAGATTGAAGAACAAAAACAAGAAGTATTCGAATACTGTCGCACAATGCTTGGCGACGGAATGATAGACGTTGAACTTGATCCTATTCATTACGAAACAGCATTGAAAAAATCACTGTCAGTGTTTAGACAGAGATCAGACAATGCTGTCGAAGAAAGCTACTGTTCTTTGAATCTACTCGAAGATCAAAACGAATATATTCTTCCGCAAGAAATCCAACAGGTTAGACAGATATTCCGTCGCAGTGTTGGATCACGCACCGGCGGCGGTGGCGGAGGAACAGTGTTTGAGCCTTTTAATTTGGCTTACACAAATACGTATCTATTAAGCTCAACTAATATGGGCGGACTAGCCACTTACGAACTATTTGCACAGTATCAAGAGCTGGTCGGCAAGATGTTTGGATCTTTTATCAACTTTACCTGGCATCCACAGAGCCGTAAACTAATTATACAACAAAGACCAAGAGGTGACGAGCAGGTTCTTCTTTGGGTTTATAACACCAAGCCAGACAGTGTGATAATCAGCGACACATATGCAGGACAGTGGATTAAAGATTACACGCTTGCTAACTGTAAGTATATGCTAGGCCAAGCCAGAGAAAAGTTTGCTACTATTGCTGGCCCTGCAGGCGGAACAGCATTAAACGGTGCGGCAATGAAAGCAGAAGCACAGTCGGATCTAGACAGACTCACTGTTGAACTGGTTACATTAGTACCGGGTGGACAAGGCTACAGTTGGATTATAGGATGAAGATAGACGAGTTTTACAACGAAGAAACGGACGAACTATACGAATTTGGAGCGGCATTTGGACGTAGCAAAGGCGGCAAAGCCCCAAAGATGAAATTTCGTTGTCCCCCAAACGGCCCAAGAAAAAGCCGATTGGTTTCTCATCCAAGCCAGTGTTTTAAACATTTCAATGTAGCACAGAGTCAGCGAATGAAAAAGACTCGTGCCAAAACCAAAGTTATGCAAGCCAGAAGAGCCAAGCGTACTAAAAAGTTAAATCCCGTGTCTAAGATGCTTAGACAACTCAACAAATTCCGTTGACACTCACACAATAACTTGTTATAATATAACTTCTTCCAAAGGAGTTATAAATGATTATTGGCGTTTGCGGTTTCATTGGCAGCGGTAAAGACACCGTGGCAGATTATCTTGTAAATCAACACCAGTTTCGCAGAGAAAGTTTTGCTGGCACACTTAAAGATGCTGTGTCGGCTGTGTTTGGCTGGGACAGAGAACAGCTTGAAGGTAAATCTGCAGAAGCTAGAGAATGGCGAGAAGAAGTTGATGAATGGTGGGCACAACGTCTTAATATGCCCACATTAACTCCTAGATGGGTATTACAGTATTGGGGTACTGAAGTAGGAAGAAAAAGTTTTCACGGCGATATTTGGATCGCCAGTTTAGAAAACAAACTTCGACAGAGTCGAGACAGTGTGGTAATATCAGACTGTCGCTTTCCCAATGAAGTCGAATCGATCAAAGCCGCAGGCGGCAAAATAGTCTGGGTAGTTCGAGGCGAGCTTCCGAGCTGGTACGAAACAGCCAAACTGGCAAACCACGGTGATATGAACGCAATTAACGCTATGACTGAACTGAACATTCACAGTTCAGAATGGGCTTGGTTGAATACTGATTTTGATCTAGAAATATATAACAATGGCAGTATTGACGAATTGTACAACCGCGTAGAGCAGATTCTAGAAGTCGGCGATTAAATCTCCTTGCTTCCAGGCAGTTCCTTCTTTGGCAAGCACAATTCTGCAATTTGCACACACAGTTTTGAGATTACTGCGACGACAGTTATCAAGATTCCCGTCAACGTGATACACCCTATATACATCTTTGTACTGTGATTTATATCCGCACTTGTCACAGTGATCTTTGATTCGATAACCTGCTCTATACCACCTAGGCACACCGTGATAAACACCATTGTTCATACACACCTCACAGAGACTTCTGTAGTAGGTCTTTCCGTTCTTTTTGTAATTTACGGCTTTAGGGCGTATACCGCACTTGCATAATGGTCTCATAGCAATATTTACACCTTTCCTTCCCCTTTTTTCACGGTGTTAAACGGTATTTTTTATCAGAGTACACTAAATACTACTACAAATTACTATTACCAGGAGATATGGGAATGGCACTAACATCACCAGGCGTAGAAGTTACAGTAATTGATGAAAGTTTTTACACTCCGGCAGAACCGGGTACGACTCCATTAATTGTAGTAGCTACTGGCCAAGACAAAGTAAATGGAGCTGGCACTGGCACAGCACAAGGTACACTTGCGGCTAACGTCGGAAATGTATATAGGGTAACAAGTCAAAGAGAATTAGTAGATCTTTTCGGATCACCTTTCTTCGAGAAGACAGCAAGTTCAACCCCAATTCACGGTTCGGAGTTGAACGAATATGGTTTATTATCAGCATACAGTTTGCTAGGAGTTTCTAACTCAGCATTTGTTGCTAGAGCAAACGTAGACCTAACAGAATTAGCAGGATCAGCAGAAGCCCCGGGAGCGGCACCGGCAGACGGCACTTGGTGGGTTGACACTCGTGCAACTACTTGGGGTATTCAAGAGTGGAATAATGCTGATGTAAGCACAACAGGCGGTCAAAAATTTGCAACTAAAACTCCGATTGTATTAACTGATACAGACACAGGAAAAGTAAGTAATGGCGCTCCTGTAGGTTCGGTAGGTGCAATTGGCGATTATGCTGTTGTTGCTCAGACAGTAAACGGCGGAACAAGCTTTACAGCATCAAAAGAACTTATCAGCATGTGGTACAAGACTGGTGTAACAGTAGGCGGTAACAGCGCCGGCGACTGGGTGCTAGTAGGCAGTCAAGAGTGGGCATTATCTCATCCAGCTGTTACATCAAATGCTGTAAGTGGTGCTATTGGATGGACCGGTACAATTATTATAAACGGAAATAGTGTAAGTATAGATTCTGCTGATACACTAACAGATATTGTTTCTGCGATTAATACCGTAACAGTAGTAGATCAGGATACTTCAAGAGGAGTATTTGCAACTACTTCAAGAAACAGACTATATCTATATACAAATGCCGCAAATGATCAAGTTGGTGATAGTACACTTTCAAATGCTATTATTATCGAAGAAGGAACTGGACAAGCATCAGATATCTTATCAGATTTAGGTATCGAAGCTGGAGAAGCATACTACGGTCCTATTGTTCAAATGGCACCGCATACACAGGTTCCTCAATGGAAGTCAAGTGGATCCGGACAAACCAATCGTCCAACAGGTTCGGTTTGGATTAAAACTACAGAACCAGGAAATGGCGCCCGCTGGAGAATCAAACAGTGGAACGAAGCTACTACATCGTGGGTTGAAGTTAGTGCACCGATTTATGCAACACCGCAATCTGCACTTTTTAATTTAGACCGTGCAAACGGTGGTTCACTAATCCCAGTTGAAACATTATTTGTTCAATCAAACGCAGAAGAGCATACCGGTTACGATACCGACCCAATGGTTGCAAAATTCCGAGCTTGGAAACGTGTTGCGATTGGTAATACTATCATAACTTCTAATGTTATTTCTGATCAGTTTACGACTGGAGTAGAACATTCATTTACTGTTTCCGAATCATTATTAGGATCAGAAGTGCTAAGTGATACACTAGACAATAATGGAAACTTTACAGGTGTCGCTACACCAGTGACAGTATCTTTCACAGCATCTGGCGATGTTACTGATGCCGAAACTATTGCTTCGGCGATTAATGCGGCTGGACTTAATAATGTAGAAGCTTCTGTAACAGATGATGATAGAGTACAAATTATACACAGAAGAGGCGGCGACTTTAGATTAACAGACGGCGACGGTACACCTATTTCGAAAATCTTTACCCCATTTAATATTGACGACGAAACAGGAACAGCAAACTTCTATAATTTAACTGTTGGTTCAGCAACAGACGGAAGCGGGCCTTTAGTTCCAGGAGCAGACGAAAACTATCTTGCTTCAAACTGGAGACCGTTGGCAGTAGATGATTTTTACGCTAGTGATGATGATCCAACTGAAGAGCCGGCAGACGGCACTCTTTGGTATAACCCAGAGTTTTCAGAAGTTGATTTAATGGTTCACAACGGCACTACTTGGGTTGGATTCAATAATCATCCAGATTATACAAGTGCAGAAATTATTGTTTCTGCAAGCGAGCCTGAATTAACCACAGCCCAAAAACAAATTAATAATCATATTTGGATTTCTACCGCTGATCTAGAAAACTTCCCAACAATGTACCGTTGGAGCGATCTGTTAGTAGAATGGGTTCTTATAGATAAGACAGACCAGGTTACAGAGGAAGGTGTATTATTTGCCGACGCTCGTTGGAGCACATCAGGCGGTACAACTGGACAGTTATACCCTGCTGCAGATATTGAAGATTTGTTAACAAATAATTATCTAGATCCAGATGCACCAGATCCAGCATTATATCCGCAAAATATGCTGTTATGGAATTTACGCAGAAGCGGAGGCAATGTTAAGCGTTATGTAAATAATTATATTGACTTAACTGCTGACAATCCTCGATTTAATAACAGCGAAGCAATGAGCGGATATGCAGAAGATCGTTGGGTAACAGCATCACCTAATCAAGAAGACGGTTCAGGCAGTTTCGGACGTAAAGCACAAAGATCGGTTACTGTAGCAGCACTTAAGAGCTTCGTAGATACAAACGATCAAATCCGTGACGAAGAGCGTAGAAACTTTAACTTAATTGCTTGTCCAGGATATCCTGAGTTAATGAGCAATCTAGTTAATCTAAACATTGATCGTGGCGTAACAGCGTTTGTAATTGGCGACACACCGCTAAGATTAGAATCAGACGCAACTTCTTTGTCTAACTGGGGATCTAATGCTAATTTAGTAACTGATAACGGTGACGACGGCATTGTTACATTCGATGAGTATTTGGCTACATTCTATCCAAACGGTATCACAACCGATTTAACCGGCGCAAGTGCTGTTGTTCCGGCTTCTCATATGATGATGAGAACGATTGCATTAAGTGATCAGGTTAGCTTCCCTTGGTTTGCACCGGCAGGCACAAGAAGAGGCGGAATCACAAATGCTACAGCGGTTGGTTATATCGACAGCTTAACAGGAGAGTTCCAAACTGTTGCACTTAATGAAGGACAGCGCGATACACTATATGATCTAAAGATCAATCCAATTCCATTCTTTAATGGTGTTGGACTAGTAGCATACGGTCAAAAGACTCGTGCAAGAAATGCTAGTGCTTTAGACAGAATCAACGTTGCTCGATTAGTTGTTTATTTGCGTAGTCAATTAGACAAACTTGCTCGTCCTTACATCTTTGAACCAAATGATAAGATTACAAGAGACGAGATTAAGCAAGCAGTAGAAAGTCTATTACTTGAACTAGTAGGTTTAAGAGCAATTTTCGATTTTGCTGTAGTATGCGATGAAACAAATAACACGCCAGCAAGAATCGATCGTAATGAACTTTATGTAGATGTTGCGATAGAACCTGTGAAAGCAGTTGAATTCATTTACATTCCGTTGCGTGTTAGAAACACAGGAGAAATTTAATTATGCCAATTACTTCACTTAACAACTTTGGAGTACCAACAGACGGTGGCAACCAAGTACTATTAATGCCTAAGTTAAAGTATCGTTTCCGAGTAACACTACTCGGTTTTGGTGCTGAGGCAGCAACTGAGCTAACCAAGCAGGTAATTGATGTTGCTCGTCCGAGTGTGACTTTTGAAGAAATGACACTCGACGTGTATAACTCAAAAGTATACCTAGCTGGTAAGCACAGCTTTGAAGCCATTACACTTAATTTACGTGATGATGCAAGTGGATTTGTACAGCGTCTAGTAGGACAGCAGGTTCAGAAGCAATACGACTTTGTTGAACAAGCTGGTGCTAGAAGTGGTATTGATTACAAGTTTACCACTAGGATTGAAGTTTTAGACGGTGGTAATGGTGCCCAAGAAGTTGGAGTTTTAGAAACTACTAACCTATGGGGTTGCTTCTTGCAGAACGTTAACTACAACGATTTAAACTACGGCACAAACGAAGCGGCAACTGTTGCGTTATCGATTAGATTTGATAATATGACACAGCTCAAAGCAGGTAGTGATACAGTTATTGAAGGTATTGGTCAGAATATCGGCGCAGCCTTTAACTCAACTCTAGGTAACTTAACCACAGGCGGTTAATAACTACCTTACTCAAAAAGCTCAGTATAAAAACTGGGCTTTTTTTACGGCTAAATAATAGTATGGCAAATAAATTCACAAGATTCCTTACAGGATTTACATCGGGTTTAACAAATCCTAAAGGCATTTCGTCTGACTATAGACACGCTTCGAGACTGTTTATCGATGACACTTTTAGACTGGCTCCGAGAACCAAGTTTAATTATTTTGTTAGATTCGAAATTGACAGAACAGCATTTAAAGCACCTAAATTTGGAAACAAAGAAATCGAAGAGTTCGGTATGTTGGTTAAACGTACAGATTTACCTAGCTTTAAATTCGACACAGAAACCAAGAATCAGTATAATCGTAAACGAATAATATATAAAATGATCAACTATGATCCTATATCGTTTAGTTTTCACGACGACAGTGCCGGAGTTGTGAATGCATTGTGGGCTATATATTATGGTTATTACATAGCAGACAGAAACACAGCAAGTGTACGAGATATCGGATCTAGTATCATTTCCGCTTACGGAGACACAAAGTATCGTCAAGCAGGTACAAAATATGATGATTTTAGGTATGGGCTAGACAACGACAAATCCGTTGACTTATTTAAAAGTATTACTATCTACACGATGAGTAGACAACGATTTTTAAGTTATACACTAGTAAATCCTAAAATTACCACTTGGAAACACAGCGAAATGGATTATTCACAAAGTGCCGATCCAGCTGAAAATTCTATGGACGTAGAATACGAAGCGGTAATTTATGGCGGCGGAAGAGTAAGCGAAGGTATTAAAGGCTTTGCAGACCTACACTACGATGTTACTCCTAGTCCTTTAACTGTTGCCGGCGGAGGAGTCGGATCGATTGTAGGAGAAGGCGGATTACTAGATGGCCTAGAATCAATATTCGGAGCAGTCGGTAGCGGCCAGGCATTTGATTCTCCGCAGAATTTTTTAGGCACAGCAATTCGAGCCGCAAACACATATAAGAATTTTAAGGATCTTTCTGTCGATGACATTAAACAAGAAGCAGTAAATATTATATCAAGTCCAGCAGGAGTATCAACAATTGCGGGGATTGCTGGAGCTGTATTTCCTAAAAATGATAATTCAGATCAAGCAACAATAGCTACGCAGAAAAATCTAACTAGTACAGAAGGATCTTCATAATGTCAACAAATTTACCACCCAAACAACTAGATGACAGCGCCGCCGGAACAAAATTATTTTTCGACAGCTACGGAAAAGAACCTTTACAGTTTCCAGCTGCAGATGTAAATGCTGCTGTAAACTTTTTCAAAAAAGCAGGGTTTGACGAAGACGCAAGTCAAGTGACCGCCATAACTCTTCTAAAGCAAGCCAAATTAGAAGGAATTTCTATTTTTGAAGTTCTCGACGGCTTAAAAAATCTACAAACATTACAGATTAGTACACTAGTCGGTGAAATTTTAAATAATAACAGAGTGCCTACATCGACATTAGGATTTAAAGTAGATGTCCCTCAAACTTCTAAGTTAAGGAATATTTTAGCCTAATGCCAAGATTTGCCCAAGGAAGATTTGAACCAAAAAACCCCAGTAAATACGTGGGTAAAAAATCTCCACACGCTAGAAGCAGTTGGGAGTTTGTGTTTATGAAAATGCTAGACGAGCATCCCGGTGTGGAATCTTGGGCCAGTGAAAGTATACAGATACCATATAGAGATCCGTTAACAGGTAAATCCACGATATATGTACCAGATTTTTTTATCGTATATCAAGACAAAAACGGAAAGAAAAACGCAGAACTGATAGAAGTAAAGCCTACCAATCACACGTTGAGAGAGCGTGTTGGCAAAAGCGGATATAATCAAGAACAGTATGTGAAAAATCTTGCGAAATGGGAGGCAGCAACTGCCTGGTGTAAACAAAAACGAATTAAATTTAGAGTTGTAACCGAAGAAGATATTTTCCATAACGGTAAAAAACGTAGATAAGTAATAGTATGACCAAAAAACTAGAAGAACTGTTTAATTTAGAAGAACAAAACAAGGTTGAGCCCGAAGTGGTTGAACCTGAAGTTCCCGCACACGAACAGGTTAAAAGTCTTGATGACAGCTTCGAAGCGGTTAAAGATATCACAAAATCTCTTCCAGAAATCCCCGAACTAGACGATGCATCTGACAATGAACTAGACTCGCTAGCATCAAAAGCAGAACAAGCCTACGACGATTTGATGGATCTCGGAATGAATGTAGAAGTAAGATACAGCGGCAGAATTTTTGAAGTTGCTAGCTCTATGATGAAAAATGCCATAGATGCTAAAACAGCAAAAATTGATAAAAAGCTAAAGGCCGTAGATTTACAAATGAAAAAATATAAAATTGACAAGGATATGCCCGAAGCAGAAGGCGAAGTTGTAAACGGTTCAGGATATATTATTTCTGACCGCAACGAGTTATTGAAGAAATTGGGCAAAAAGGAATAAATACACATATGAAAACCTTTAAAGAATACTTAACAGAAAGCACAAAAGTTTATGGTTTCAAGATCAAAGTTGCTGGCGAAGTCCCAGAAAACTTTCAAGAAGATCTAAAAACTCGCGTTGATCGTTGTGGAATTGTAACGTTTGATAAAATCAAAACAACTCCTATTCAAGAAGCTCCTTTAGATTTTCCAGAAGCCAGAAACGCTGAAGTAACAGTGTTTGATTTAGTGTGTGAATATCCTATTACTAGCCCTGAAATTCATCAAGAAATTCTAGAAATGGGTGTTGCACCTTCTAAATTCAAAGTCAGAGGCAGCTTAGAGCCTAGCGAAATCGATCAAGAACTTATGGACGATCAGCGTGAAGGTTCATTGTTAACAGACGAAACTTATGCAGAGTCGCCGGATGTAGAACACAAAGATTATTTTGGTGACGAATTTAACAAAGGATTTTTAGCAGACCTAGCAAAGGCAGCACAAGAACGTAAAAAAGAACTAGGCCAGGACAACACTGACTTAGATGTTTTAGAAACAACAGCAAAAGAAGGAAAGACAGGGAAAGACAGCCCTGTCGGGAGTTAACAATGCACGGTTTACAAGATTTAATTAACAAGTTAGAGGCTATTAACAATCAGCCTGTAGAAGAAGGTTTTGGTGATATGCCTCCGGCACCGCCTGCTCCGCAACCTGAAGATAAAGCGAGAATGAGTGTTAACATTAGTGCCGAAGGTGATGCTATTGAAGATGTATTAAAATTAATGACCAAGGTCAACCCTGATATGATCAATCAGAAAGACACTGTGCCTATGTCTTTAAAGCCTGAAATGGACGGCCCAATGGATAAGCCAATGATTGCTCCTTTAAAAATGCTTCCCGATCTAGGTGATGACGATGGCGATGATCTTCCTCCAAAACACGATAAAGATCACATGATTGTTAAGACTCTAGACAAAGACGGTGATCTAGATCACGATATGGACGATCATAAAAAAGAAAATGCATCACTGCAAGGCAAGCAAGACGAGGCTGACATCGATCTCAGCAAGTTTAGCAAAGAAATGTTAGATCAAATCAAAAATGCCAGTGATGCAGAATTGAATAAGATGGCAGTTGATTTTGGCGGAAGCAGTATGGAAATAGGTCGAGAAGAAGAAATGTTCCGTAAGATTCGTGCTCAGTTAAACAAGCAAGACGAAGCATACGAAAACGAACCAAACGAAGAATATGATGATGTAGATTATATTCTTAACACACTAGCAGGTGGTATGAACCGTCCTAAAGGAACACATTCAAATGTTTCTAAAGGTGACAATCCTATGCAAAAGGTAGCACATCACGAGAGCGAAGAAAAGGATCTCCGCTCACAAATTAAAGAAGAGCTAGCACAGAGACTAGCACAGTACAAAGGGGAATAAGAATGGCAGATTTAACAACTGCAACAATTGGCGGTGGTAGCTCAGAACTAGTAAAAAGAAATCCACAATACCACGTTGGCGGAACAGGTCCTGCATCTTTGGATTTAGAAATACCTCTTTACAACGGTAATAAGCCATTGGTCTTCTTTGAATTAGATTTTGGTACGGATGTTAGTGCCCAGTTAAATCCAGAAGAAGCAATTAATGTTTGTATCGAAAAAGTACAGGAATATGCCACAATCGTTATTCGCGGCGATTTGCATAGCACGAGCCAGGTAATGACCTTTGCTGTTGAAACAACCAACCAGAGTCTCGATTGGGATGGTAACGGTGCAGAAACTCTAGTAGAACAAATCGAAGATGAAATTATTGCACTAGGCGATCAGAGCGGCGGCACGCCGAATCAAATTGACTATACAGGTGTAACTTGTACAGTAAAGACTAGTTTAAATCTAGCATAAATTTTAATAAAATCAATAGGGCCTTTTGGCCCTATTTTTTTGGATAAGTAAAAGTATGAGTAAATCACTTGACGGCGTTCAGATTAAAAAGGCTCATACGCCACAAAAATACACACTAGAAGAAGTTGAACATTTAGAAAAATGTATGGATCCCGTCGACGGTCCTTTATATTTTTGTAAAACATTTCTTCAAATTCAGCACCCCACTAAAGGTAGTATGCCATTTGTTCCTTACGAATATCAGGAAGAAATGTTAAAAGCATATCATGATTATCGTTATACTGTAGCAATGTTACCTCGCCAGATGGGTAAGACTACGTGTGCCGCAGGTTATTTGCTTTGGTATTCGATGTTTACACCCGAAGCACAGATTTTAATTGCCGCACACAAATACACAGGTGCCCAGGATATTATGAATCGTTTCAGATACGGTTACGAGTCGTTGCCTGATTTTATTAGAGCAGGTGTATATTCGTATAACAGGAATACAATTGAATTCGACAACGGTAGTCGTGTACAAGCAACTACAACAACAGAAGATACTGGACGTGGTAAATCTCTATCATTGATTTATTGTGATGAGTTTGCATTTGTGCAACCTCCTGAAAAAGCCAAAGAATTCTGGACAGCACTTTCACCTACGCTGTCAACAGGTGGTAAGTGTATTGTAACTTCAACACCTAACTCGGATGAAGATCAGTTTGCTATGATTTGGACTGAAGCTAATAAAAAGTTTGACGAGTTTGGTAATGATCAAGAAGTAGGCACTAATGGGTTTTATCCGTTTTTTGCACATTGGGACAGACATCCAGATCGTAATGAATCCTGGGCCGCAACAGAAAAAGCAAAAATTGGTGAAGAACGATTCCGTCGAGAATTTGACTGTGAGTTTTTGATCTTTGACGAAACACTCATCAATGCTGTTAAGTTAGCTGAACTAGAGGGTAAAGATCCTATCTTATCAATGGGACAGACTCGCTGGTACAAAGATATTAATCCCAAAGCAACATACATGGTGGCACTAGATCCTAGTCTAGGTACCGGCGGCGACTACGGAGCTATTCAGGTATTCGAAATGCCTAGTATGGAACAAGTCGGCGAGTGGAGATCGAACACTACTCCTGTTCAGCAACAGGTAAAAACAATGCGAGAAATCCTTAAATTTATTCACGAACAAGGTGAAGAAAAAGGCAGTCCCCCACAGATCTATTACTCAGTAGAAAACAATACACTAGGTGAAGCGGCATTGGTAGTTATTGCAGACATCGGTGAAGAAAACTTTCACGGACTGTTTATTAGCGAACCGATTCGCAGAGGTCACGTTAGACGTTACCGCAAAGGATTTAATACCACACACAAGGCAAAAATCACAGCCTGTTCAAAACTTAAGAATCTATTAGAAACTCGCAAAATGATCGTGCATTCAAAGCCTTTGATATCAGAGTTTAAAACGTTTGTTGCCCAAGGCACTGGCTTCGGTGCCAAGAGTGGAGAACACGACGACTTGGTTGCATCTCTGTTAATTGTGATCAGAATGGCAGATGTGTTAGCGGACTGGGATCCCAAGATTTACGAAAAGATGACAGAAAAAGTATCAGAAGAAGAGATGCCAATGCCTATCTTTGTAAGCGGCATACTCTGATAAATACAATACTATGGATGCAACCAATAATATAGCAACAGATTTATTTTACAAGATCAGAAGTAGATTTTCTGGTCTTAAACTTGGCGACGAAACCAGCCAGATTACCATTAATCCAGAAGATGCAAGATTCTTTGATTTTAACTATACCGAAGGAGAAAATCCCATCGGACATATCACAGTAAGTCTTGCAGAACCTAATTCGATGAAGGTTTATTTTTCTACTGGCATTACCGAAGGTATGGATGATGGTCAAAAAAACAATTGGTATAAGTTTTTAAAAGAGTTGCGTCAATTTGCCAAACGTAGACTGTTAGCATTTGATACTAGAGACATCGCAAAAGATAATTTGGATAGAAGAGATTATGCATTTTTAAGTCAGTATGCAACTCCTAAACCAACCACACCAGATTCAGTTACAACACCCGTCGGAGAAGGAATAATGAATGAAAGTAACATGTACGGAACTAGAACACAGAGTTTCCAAAAGCTAGAAGATACCAGGCTAATCATTAAGCACAGCAAGACTGTTATGGATGATGCCACACCAGGAGCAAGAACCAGAAATATTTCTGCACTGTTCGTTGAAAACTGTGAAGGTGAAAGATTCAAATATCCGTTTATTCATCTAGCAGGTGCTAGAGCAATGCAAAGACACGTTGCCAACGGTGGTGTTCCTTACGATGATATCGGTTCTAGTATTATCAAAATGAGTGAAGAAATTGCTCAGTTAAAAAGTTTTAAAAACTATGTGGTACGCAACGACCTAATGAACTCCGACAACAACACTGTGGTCGAACGTAGTACCGCTCAATTAGAACAGTTAAAATCTCAAGTAGCAAGATTAGGCAAGCAAAAGCACTACGAGGCGTTTGTTGAAAACTTCCAGGCAATCGAACAACCAGAAGTTCCAGAAGAAATGATGGAACAACTAAAAGACCAGTTTACTGTAAAAAGTTTCAAGGAAGATATTACTTCAGTGTTCCCAGTATTATACAGATTAATGCAAGAGAAGAATGAAGTAGGCTACGACGACATAGTCGCAATGACAACAGAAGCAAAAGAAGAAGACGAACCACCATTTGAACCAGATGAAGAAACGACACCAGACACCGACGAGTTTGGTAATCCTATTAAAAAGAAAAATGTACCCAAGAAACTTGCTAAAAAAGGTATGAAACAGGCAATGGGCGAAAGCGATCCTTTTGCTAAATTTGAAGATTGGGCAATGACACTTGGCGAGCAATCTGCAATACAGTCGTCGGATGATGAAGAAAAACAGAATGCCATCGCAGAACTACAAGAACTAGTAGGCCAAGAATTTCCAGCAGGTGTAGACGGTACTAATGCTATACAGAGTCTAGAAGGCATCATTGACGATCCAAGACTAGAACAAGAAATTAAAACGATGGCAAAAGAAGATTCAAGTCAAGATGTACGCAGTTTGGTCAAAGATTGGCTAGAAGAAAATGCCAGCGAAGTTGTTGAAGAACTTGACTTTGGCGACTACGAAGAAACACAACCCAAAGTTGGTGCTGACGAAGTCGAGCCGCAAGAAGAAGATTTGGATGTAGATCTCGACGAAGCAACAAGACGCGAGTTCTTAGATATGTTAGCCAAGGCTGGCATAGGTGCGGCTGCCGCAGGAATAGGAACAGGCATCGGAGCAATGAAAGCAGGTACTCTTGCTCAGAGAATGGGAGCCGATGATGATGAGTCCGATATTGAGATAAAACCAAGACCATATCCTGATCCAGAGTTTGTTGAAGTTTTAGTTAAAGCCGTTAACGAGAAAGGATACGATGAAACTCTTAAAATAATAAAAACGACAGATATGTTTAAAAACGATCCTAGAAAATTCCAAGATTACAAAGATGCACTGGACAAGGAATTAGGTATGAGTGAAGAATTAGATAGCATTCTAAACCTAGCTGGAGTAGAAGAACCTGTTGCAGAAGGAATGGATCCGGAAGAGTTCAAACAAAAAGTTGCTGATAGTGGCGATGACGGCTACGATATGATAAAAGACGCAATGGCGGGCAAATATGGTCCTAAAGTGCAAAAAGAACTAGAAGATATGTATAATGATGTAGCTGTAGACAACGGGTTGCATCCAGACGACGATTATGAAGATATTTTTGATCGAATGATGAATAATATTGCAGATGATTACGGCGATGATTACACAGCTGACCAAGATGATAATGATGACTTTGATTTTAGACAAGAATATGACGACGATCCAATGGATGATATGATGGACGATGTTGAAATTGAAGGCAATGAGTTTGCTAAGAAAGTTCAAGATCTTAAATCACAGGGCAAGCCAAAAGGCACCAAATTTAAAACTTCGGATGGTGAAGAGCATACTCTAGAAAGTATTGCTGAATTCATAATGAGTTGCTATGATAGAGATTCGGGTACCTTCCCTAAAGGCCCACAAGGAGTCGCTCTTATGGTAGGCAAGAAGTTTGGCGAAGATGCAGAACTAGTTGCTCGCAAAATGGTTGAGCGTATGGCACCGGCACAAGAACAAGGTGCAGAAGAACTAGAAGAACTGGCAAGAATACAAAAACTGTCAGGATTATAATAAAAGGCCCAACAGGGCCTTTTATTTTGGACACATAAAAATACTATTTTCGTTGACAAGGCTAAATAAAAAGTGCATAATATATGTTATGCATTTAGGCATATACCATTTAAAAGGCAAAACAAATAGGAGGCTACAAAATGGCATCATTAGCAGAAATTCGTGCTAAACTAGCAGAATCACAAAACACCGGCAGCAATCGTCAAACAGGCGGTGACAACGCAATTTATCCACACTGGAACATGCAAGAAGGCAAAGAATCGGTAATCCGTTTCTTACCTGATGGCGACACTAACAACACATTCTTTTGGGTTGAGCGAGCAATGATTAAATTGCCATTCGCTGGCATTAAAGGCGAAACTGACTCACGCCCAGTACAGGTACAAATTCCCTGTGTAGAAATGTACAACGACGGACAAAGTTGTCCAATCCTTTCAGAAGTGCGTGGCTGGTTCAAAGACAAGAGTCTTGAAGACATGGGCCGTAAGTATTGGAAAAAGCGTAGTTACATCTTCCAAGGCTTTGTTGCAGAAGATCCTCTCAATGAGGAAACTGTTCCAGAAAATCCAATTCGTCGATTTATCATTGGACCTCAGATCTTCCAGATCATCAAAGGTGCTCTTATGGATCCAGAGTTAGAAGAACTGCCAACTGATTATATGCGTGGTGTAGACTTCCGTATTAAAAAGACATCAAAAGGCGGCTATGCAGATTATTCTACTTCGCAGTGGAGTCGTCGTGAACGAGCATTAACTGAAGAAGAAGCCGCGGCTGTTGATGCCCACGGGTTATTCAATCTTTCAGACTTCCTTCCTAAAAAGCCTACTGATGTAGAAATGAAAGTAATGCACGAAATGTTCGAAGCATCAGTTGATGGCGAAGCATATGATCCAGATCGTTGGAGTCAATACTTCCGTCCGGCGGGTATGCAGGCACGTACAGGTGATCCTAATGTATCAGCAAGCCCAGCGGCAACAGCTACAAGTCAAAGTGCTCCACAATCAGCACCCGTTCCAGAGACAAAGGAAGATGTTCCGTTTGACCCTGATCCTAAGCCAGAGGCAGAACCTGCTCCACAAGCAGAATCATCAGACAACGGTGAAGAAGGTGCCGGCCGAGCACAGGACATTCTAGCAATGATCCGTGCCCGTAAAGGTCAAGAATAAAATAACAATACCCCCCAAGCCTAGGACATAGTCTGCTCACATCGGGGGGTTACTCTGCTTTTAGATTAGGAGATAAAATGGCAAAAGCATTCGATTTATCAAAGTTTAGAAAAAGTCTGACCAAGAGCATTGACGGTCTTGGCGTAGGCTTTAATGATCCTACAGATTGGGTCAGCACAGGAAATTACGCACTGAACTATCTTGTTAGTGGCGATTTTCACAAAGGAGTTCCGCTTGGCAAAGTAACAGTTTTTGCAGGCGAATCCGGTTCAGGCAAGAGTTATTTTTGTTCAGGTAATATTGTAAAAGCCGCACAGGAACAAGGCATTTTCGTCGTGCTGGTTGATTCAGAAAACGCACTAGATGAAAAATGGTTACACGCATTAGGTGTAGACACAAGCGAAGATAAGTTATTGAAACTTAACATGGCAATGATTGACGACGTAGCAAAAACTGTATCCGAGTTTATGAAAGAATACAAAGATATGTCGGAAGAAGATCGTCCTAAAGTTCTGTTTGTTATTGACAGTTTAGGTATGCTATTAACACCCACTGATGTTGATCAGTTTGGCAAAGGTGACCTTAAAGGTGATATGGGTCGTAAGCCTAAAGCACTTACAGCACTTGTCCGTAACTGTGTTAATATGTTTGGTAGCTACAATGTAGGAATGGTATGTACTAACCACACATATGCAAGCCAAGATATGTTTGACCCAGATGACAAAATCTCAGGCGGACAAGGATTTGTGTATGCAAGTTCTATTGTGATTGCAATGAAGAAACTGAAATTAAAAGAAGACTTAGACGGTAACAAGACCACAACTGTGAACGGTATTCGTGCGGCGTGTAAGGTTATGAAAACACGCTATGCAAAACCGTTTGAAAGTGTACAGGTAAAAATTCCATACGAAACAGGTATGGATCCTTATTCAGGACTTGTAGATCTGTTTGAAGCAAAAGGTTTGTTAAAGAAAGATGGAAATCGACTTAAATACACAGACCTCGATGGAGAGACACATTTAGAATACCGTAAAAACTGGACTGGCGAAAAACTCGATATGGTAATGCGAGATATTGTCAACAAGCCAGATATTGCTGATGTTGTTGAGGTCGATGACGAAGAGCTTCAAACGGAGAATGAACAATAATGAAAGAAGACTTAATCGGCGACCTCTGGCAGGTTGTAGTAGGGCACATCCCAGAAAAACAGAGAGAAGACGTAGCCGCAGAGTTTATTAATATCCTATTAGATTATGGTATTAAGGAATCTGTAATAGAGTCACTATTAGGGGTTGACCCGCATCTAGATAGTGCTGTAGAATATGCTATTGACGATGAAGTTATTGACGATGACGAGTATTATGAGGACTAAATGAACTGGTACGATCGTGTTTCTAGAGACATTAGTGTTATCCCTGATGCAATTAAGTATTTCGAGTCAGAGCTTGTAGAAGCAAAACAAGAAATGCAAATCAGCGGAAGAATTGAAAGAGCCAGTGCAAATATGCCAGCTCTGGTAGAAACACGATTTAACCAGCTTCAAGAAATGGAAGCAATCCTCGAATATCTAAACATTGAGCTTCGCCGTCTGCGAAGCCAATACTTTCGCAAGTATCTAGAAAATTATCAACGAGCGTTGAGTAGTAGAGACTGTGAAAAGTTTGTAGACGGCGAATCTGATGTTGTAGACTTTGAAAAAATTATCAACGACTTTGCATTACTTCGCAACAAATGGCTAGGAGTGATCAAAGGACTAGATATCAAACAGTGGCAGCTAAGTAATATTGTTAAACTTAGAACCGCCGGGTTGGATGATGCTACTCTATAGTATCTATATCGTATCCTAATAATTTAAAATCTAGATAATATTTTTCTCTTACAATATCTTGTACTTCTTTAGATTTGTAAAACTCTGCATATTTTTTCTGTGTGCTAATGTTAATTTTAGGAATCGGTGCATGATAGCCGAGGTAATATTGAAGTTCTTCTATTTCTGTTTCGATTTTAAAAAAATGTTCAACTTTAAGAAATCTTTTAGATCTAGGTTTAAGCCAATAAATTTGAGGTAAAAATACTTCGTCGGCAGAATCTAACAAACTAGAAATTACAAAATCTTCAAAAGATTCAGATACTATCTTTCGAGCAGGATTATTCAATTTAAATTTTAAATAATTATAACCGCTTACAGTCCTATGAAACGGATTTCTAATAGTAGAAAATTTTTCAGTTCGCTCGCCTTTAAACTTATACCATCGACAGTGCATACGATGATTGTGATAGCCTGTAATATTCGATCCGAGATCAACTAATATTTTTTCATCAGTGAACTTTCTAAGCCATTCCTTAATAGAGGTTCCACCTGTTTTAGGGATGTGTATAAATCTTTTCATAATTCTGAATTGTATCCTAATATTTCGAAATCTTTTTTAAAGTGATCTGCAACAATTTCTTTAAGTTCGTAATTGTAATAACTTTCCGGATTAGCTTTTATAGATTTGTTTTCGATCGGAAATTCTGCATCTATTTTTAAGTATTGTTTTAGTTCTTGTAAATTCTCTAGTTTGAAAATTTTATCAACCAACATTTTATCCCAATGAAATTGTTTTTCTAATTCTCTTATCGACATTGGCCCAAAAACAGCATTTTCGATTGGTTTATGAATTTTCATGACCTGAAGAGTTATGAGATTTTCTGTTAATTTATTTTTAACAAATTCTTCAAAAGTGCAGTTTCCGATCTTGTTTTTATTGTAATTATAAAAACTAATTAATCTGGTATACGGATTTCTTACAACAGTAAATTTAAAACTATCCTCATGTTCAAACATTGCGGCATGAGAATGCTTTTTGTTCTTTTTAAAATTTTTACCCATTAAAAAATCAAAATTATTGTCATTTAGGAATTTAGCAACCGATGTGCCTCCACATTTTTCAATGTGTATAAATCTTACAGGAGTAACCATGAAAATATTTATGCATTAGGTGCCGTTATAAATAAAGTCATGAGTAAAATTGTATTAGTTACAGGCGGGTTTGATCCAATTCATACCGGACATATTTCATATCTCACCGAAGCAAAAAAACTAGGCGATGTTTTAATTGTAGGAGTCAATAGCGATTCTTGGCTTATTCGTAAAAAAGGAAAGCCGTTTATGCCTAGCGAAGAACGAGCCGGAATCGTTCAAGCGTTACGAATAGTAGATGTTGTAATTCAATTCGCTGACGATTACGACACAGATAACAGTGCAACGAAATTTATTAAGGACACCCTCGAAAATTATCCAGAACATGAAGTAATTTTTGCTAACGGCGGCGATAGGACTGACGACAATATTCCTGAAATGACTGTTAACAATCCTAGATTAAGTTTTGTATTCGGCGTCGGCGGCACTGATAAAAAGAATTCTTCAAGTTGGATTCTTGATGAGTGGAAGACACAAAAAACAGAAAGGCCTTGGGGATATTGGCGTGTACTTGATAACAAACCCGAAAAGGGCTACAAAGTAAAAGAATTAGTAATACTTCCAGGCAAAAGTTTATCCGATCAACGACACTTTAAGAGATCGGAGGACTGGCGAATCTTAGAAGGTATAGTAAAAATGGAGACTGAATATGAAGGTATTAAAGACGTTGTTCATCTCACACAAAACAGTTTTACTTATAGTATAGGCAAGGATGTTTGGCATAAAGCTAGTAATCCAGGAACAGACCCAGCACATATTTTAGAGATACAGTGGGGTGAAGAATGTGTTGAAAAGGACATAGAAAGGAGAAATACATGATCCCAGTTTTTATAGGATATGATCCTAGAGAAGCAATAGCATACCACGTGTGTGTTAATTCAATTATAAGACACGCTAGCGGCCCTGTTCAGATTATTCCATTGGCACTTAGTCTATTAGGTGACTACGAAGAAAAGCACACTGATGCTTCTAATCATTTTGTATACAGTCGATTTTTAGTCCCGCATCTTATGAGTTATAAAGGATGGGCAATCTTTATAGACGGTGATATGATTGTGCGAGATGATATCTACAAACTATGGGAACTAAGA